TCACCTGTAGCCTTTCCAGATTTTTAAAATCATCCCAGCCGATTTGAATGGATCTCGAGAAAGGCGCAACACAAACGCAGTGATATTGCGCCCACTCATCGCCAACACTCCGGCTGTTGCATCGCTAAAGGCAGCCTTCAACTCAAAGAAGTCCAGGAGCGGCTGAGTAAATGTCACGGCCGCAGCAATTCCGATGAAGAATGTGAGCACACGCTGCCAGAAGCCAGCCTCTTGAAGCAAAGCTCCAATAAGTGCAAAAGCGACAATGACGGCCGTTTTCCAGAACGGTAAATGATAGAAAATCTCTAAGATAAAATCTGTCATTTCCAGCAGCCCTGCCTTTGTCCGTTCCTGTCATTTGCTGCAACTCTATTCGCCCCTGCCCTGTCCACTTGAACCAGCACCACAAAGCCTTGGGGGCTTAAGTTATTCTTTGTGAACCCGCTGCAACTGCTCGCACTCTGCAACGTTTCGCAGCCCGGAATCATCAAAGTACTCAAGACACAAGCGGTAATCTTCAAGACCTTGCAAAAAGGCATCGTCCTGCTTCCTTTGCTGTTCCGCTTTCACAGTCCCTTGCAAAGCATCATGCTCTGCCTCGATAAACGCCCCCTGCCGGATCTGGTCATAGGCAACGGCCGCAAACGCACAAAGAAGAAGGGCGGCCACCAATGCCCGCCCCGTCTTCGTCTTAATCAGGATTGAGAGAACCGCCCCCATCTCAGGCGGCCCGCTCTTTATTAATCAGCAGCCAGCCTGCAACGCCCACACTGAGAACCAGAGCTATTGCAAAGCCCCACTGCACCGGCCCGGAGCCCGCCAGAATGCCGGAGAACCCAGAAGCAGCCATAGCGCCCTTGGTGATCCCATCCGGGCTAAGCCACGCGCTGAGTGCACTGGTTTCCTCATCAACCGCCTTGGAGCCTTCCTCATTTTCATGAGGTTCCAGTTTTGGAGTTGGAGCACGTTTAATAATGGCATTGCCCACCAGCTCTAAGGATCGCTCCTGCACATGCCGCACGCGCCGCGTCCAGCCGGTCTTGTTGTAGGGCCAGTTTCTCAGCCGCTTCATGAATTTCAGGCGAGCGACTGAGAACAAATTGATTAAGGTTGTGGCAGAATGCGCCTTCACTGCACCCAACGTAATCAGGCCCAACACGCCATCTACTTTGACTTTGAGGATCTTCTGCAGGATCTTCACGGCCCGCGCCGGGCCGGAGTTTACGGCACAATCAAAAACGGCATAGTCCAACCCACGCGGCAGCTTATCGCCTTTCACAGCATCCCAGTATTGCGCCCGGTAGATATCAATTGCCTCTTCACGGCTCAAACGCTTCACCTCTTCCACGCTCACCGCACGGCCACGCCAAGCAGACAAAGTCCTTTGAGTGACGCCAAGATTTGTTGGGCCGCCCGGATCTGCTTTGCGAGACCGGTTTGCAAACCCGCCCTCAGTTCCAAGCAGGTCTACAATAATCAGTCGGAACGTATCTTTCATGCTCTGCCCCTAACAAAAAACGGGAGCCTAAGGCCCCCGTGCAGGTATAAAAAAAGCCGCAATTGCGGCGCGAAAAATTAACATGATGCTCTAGGCTAGCTCTGCTTTGCTTCTTCAGCTTTCAAAGCATCTGCCTCTTTCAAACGTTGAGCTTTAATGTATGCGGGAGTTTGCCGAACAAAGGCTCTGATTTCATCAGTCACACAAAACCCGGTAACAGGTTCATTTAGCCCATCTTCTCCTGCATCTCTGCAAAGATACCGGACCCCATCTGTCTCAACAGACAAGTACCAATGTTGCACATTGATATCTAAGCCCTGCGGCCAATACTCAGTATCAACAAATGAACCAACCAAATAGATTAAGGCCAACTGAGAAAACTCATGCATTAAGCCTAAGTCACCTAGATTTTTGTGTCCCTGACACACAATAAATAGAATTTCCTTGTTCTCAAAAAACAGCTCCATATCATGAGACATAACGCCCCTCCTAGCTTTGCGGAACAACCGGCAGGAAGTAATGCAGTGCAATGCGCACCTTGCCGCCGGTGAAGTCGCCACCATTGGCAGTAAGCCTCACGGCCGTATCTCCATAAAACGCAGTCGGACCGATCACCCCTGCATTGTTCGAGCCAACAGCCGCTCCCAGCGATCCGCCAAACTTGGATTGCTCACCGGCAAGGCCGCAGTCATAGGAGGCTGCCCCTGTCACAGCCTCCACCGTGCGGGTAGACACGCAGAACACGATTGCCCGGTTTGGGATTAAAACCGAGCTGTCAACACTGCTACCCGCGAGGCTTAGCTCTTCATCCACGGTTACAAACTGGCTTTGTGCTTTGCTGTCCGTTTCACTTAAAACGGTTTTCTCTTGCTGCAAGGCAAGGCCGCCTGTTCCCGGATCTGTGCCCAGACCAGCCACAGAAGAAAAACTGCCCCATGCCCCGCCGGAATAAACCTGCATGGTTTCTGCGCTTTCAATCCAAGCTGCCCACCCGGTGCCAGGTGTAAGAAACTCCCACGCCCCGGCGCTAAAGGCCGCAATCTGGCTTTCATGCCCGGCAAAGGCACCAGTCGCTCCTGCAGGCACGATATAACGTGCTCCCTCATCAGGATCTGCAGGCGGATTGGTAATGCTGTTTGAGATGACAGAAAGCTGCACCACCACATCAAGCAAGGCTAACGCCTCATTGTGGGTCACATGCTTTTGCGATTGCGCAGCCGCAATCATCGGCAGGTTTAAGTGTGCCGTTGTGCTCATACTTCCCCCTTTACGCTTCATAATGAGCAACAGCAGGAACGCCGCGCCCGTAGACCTCAGATAGTTGATAGACCCACACGTCAAAGCTGGATGCAGGCCCGCTAAAGTCTTCCGCTTGCATGGCGGCCGTGTAGGATGCAAACGCCCCGGAAGCAGAAAGGGAGCGCTTTAAAACGCCCCCTTCCCGGATCTCAACACTGTAACTTTCTACAGTCTCACCAAGAGGCACCTCTGCCACCTCCCAGCTATCCCCACCCGTTCGTGTGCGCCTAATCCAGCTTATTGCAATGCTGCCATCAGCTTGCGCACGGGCGTTTAAATGCACGGGCGACAGCGGCCGCTCTCCACGGCCGGTAAAGGTCTTCTGGTAACTGGTGTAATCCTGCGATCCCACACCAGCCCCGGCCCGGCCTGTTTGCCAGTTGAGCGGCAAACCCAGCTCAGAGCGCGACAGGCCGTTTTGTGTCATGCCGCCATCCAGCACCACCACACGCGCCCCTGCAGGTGCACCCATGCCCGGCTCACTGCCCCGCTGCCCGCGTAGCAGCTTGCTTAAGGTATAGGTGCGCTCAGCAATCAGCTCAGCATTGGCAAACTGCAACAGCTCCCATTCCCCGGCAGTGCCTTCAATCAGCAAGGCATTGCCCCCGGAGAACACAAGATCCTCTCCAAGAGAAGCCAGCGCCCCATTGTAAAGCTTGACCTTGACCCGGTTGCCATTATCCCAGCGGTGCAGCGGCCCTGCAGGCAACGGTGCCTGCAGCTCCCCGAGCACACCTTGCTGATTAAGGGCAGCCCGTAGCTCATAGCCACTTGTCACCGGGCTGGATAAGAACGCCATGCCCTTTGAGAACGGCAACTGATAGCCGGTCAGATAGCCTTGCCATGGCGTGTCCTGATCGCGCAAAAGCGGCCCGTCGATAAACACTCCTAAGGCGGCCGCCTGCAGCACCTGCCCTTTTGAGACAAAGGCCCGTGTTGCCCCCTTGGTGGCTTCATACACCGGTGCATCATAAGTCACCGCTTCAATCATGCGGGCATCCCCATCCTTGACGGATAGCACCCGCACCGCGAACACACGGCCGGAAACGGTCAGTTTAAGATAGTCACCCGGTTCTATGTGCAGATCCGTTGGAGGCAGCACATAGCTTAAGCGCTCCCGCGAGGCCCACGCCTCCTGCAACAGACTTTCAGCCATGCCCTGCAGGCGTTCATAGTTGGTCACGACAGGCAGATCAGAAGTCACAACCCTTTCAGTTGAAACAGCGCCTTTCAGCGCCTCTGCAGTCGCTGTGTTAAAATCTTTTGAGCTGTCATAGGCCGTTACCCGCACCACTGCAGGCAGCTCGGTTTCTTGCGCTCTTGTAATGGAAACCCGCTCTTTGTCCTTACCCTGATCAACCAGTTGCTCTGCTTCAATCTCAGCTAAGGGATAGCGGGAACGACGCGGGCGAAACGCCACCCGGCCGCCAGATTCCACCGCATCAAAGAAGAAAGCAGCCCCAAGGGTTTCCAAGACGCTGCGGGCACTGGTGATAGAAGAGATAAGGAAGCCATCGGCAACCCCATCTGCCCCGGCCGTTTCAAAGTCTATGCCTTCATGCAGGCCAGCCCGCTCCATCAAGAGCCGGGCAATGCCATCAACTGAGACACCGCCCACACGGCCGGAAAGCCAATGCCCGGTGGTGAAGTTGCCCCAATCCGCCCAGGTATCGGATTCCACCGGAAACGATGGAAACGGCCGCACATCCCAGGCCCATGCAAACATGTTCACCGGGTCCACCATTGGCCCGCCATAAACCGGGCTAACTGGATTGTTGCCAGCCTCTACAGCCCAATATTCCAGCATGGCTCTAAGGTAACGCCGCTGTATCAGATCATCACGCACCCCGGAGGAAAAATAGGGCACCTGACTTTCTGAGGATTTGGGATCATAAAACACGTTTGGCTGATTGGTGCCTTTGTCGATCGCAGGGCAGCCAAACTCTGTAAACCAGATGGGCTTTGATTTTGGCACCCAGTTAGTTGAGGTATTGGAACGCACCCCGCCCGGCCGGTTGTGGTGCGGATTTTCCCACCAGCCCCGCAAATCCTTTTGACGAAACACCCAATGTTCGCCATGGTCCTGATCTGCAATCAAGGTGCGGTTCTGGGTGATCCGGTCATTCTGCGAGGCATAGAAATAATCATAGTATTCCCGGCCCTCGATGCCAGCTTTCAGATAGTCCAGATCATGGATGGACTGTGCGTCCTGCCCGTGATCCGCATGGTCCTCAAAATCGCGCCAATCGGTCAGCGGCAGATAATTATCTATGCCAATAAAGTCGATATCGTCATGAGCCCAAAGATAATCGAGATGAAAGAACACATCGCCGCTAACATCATCCGGCCGGTAACTGTGAAACTCGGACCAATCCGCCGCATAGCTTAGCTTTGTACCAGCCCCGACCAGCGTGCGCACTTCACCCGCTAGTGTGGCCATGCCCTCCACAAACGCAAAAGCATTGCCAGCCCCGCGCACGAAAGAAACACCGGGCATTTCTGTTCCAATCACAAAGGCATCCACACCGCCTGCAAGCTCTGCCAGTTTGGCAAGGTGCAAAACAAACCGCCTGTAAGACCATTCCCCCGGCCCGCTATAGCTTATCGCAGCGCCAGTGCTGCCAAAGTCTGCAGCCGTTGCCGTGCCCAGAAAGCTTGCGATCTGATCAGCAGCCACCGCTGTTTTATCCGGGCTGCCCGGCTGCCCCGGTGCCGGGTGGCAGGTGATCCGGCCGCGCCAGGGATATCTATCTTGCTCTGCCTCTCCGTAAGGATCTGGAAGGCCGTTGCCTTCTGGAACATCCATCATGACAAACGGATAAAGCATCACCTTAAAGCCACGCTCTTTCAGATCCTTGATTGCTTCAATCACAACACTGTCAGAGGGCGAACCACCATAGGCAGGCTTTCCATCCACATATGACACAAGCCGCGCTTCATCCCGGCTTAGCCCGGCAACGCGCCATTCAATTGGGCTGGTGGTTTTACGCGCTTCCACACGCGGTGCAATCGTGCACTCTCCCGCCCTCAGATCATCACCAAACCAAGCCACCACCAGAGATACGGTTTTGCACTCCGGGCAGGTGCTCTGCAAAAGGTCTATGGAGTGCTCCCAGTCAGTTGCTGCGGAAAGTGTGTGCCGGTTGTTATAGGCCGTGGTCGGGCCGTCCTTGCCATCCTTTACGGGTGTTTTGGAATAACCAAATTCAGTAGAGCCGGGAATAAGAGAAACAGCCGTTAGCTTTTCTTCCTCATAGCCAACGGAGCGCACCACTTCAAAAGTCAGCTGCGGCAAGCGGTTGCCGAAGTCTGCAAGCAGCAGCTCTTCAAACACCACATAGGCAAGGCCGCGATAAGCTGGCACATCCGGGCTGCCTTGCTTAGCAGCAATCAGCGGATCAGCTTCCTGTGTCTCGCTGCCCTTATAGATGCGCATGGTGATTTTGCTAGTATCCAACTCCTTGCCATCCGCCCACACCCGCAAAATGGAAGAGATTGGCCCTTCACAGATCCCAACCGCAAAGTTGGCATAGTAGCTGTAGGTTGTTTGTGTGACGGTTGATGACGAGCCGCCAGCTTTGCCGCCGTGTTTTTCCGTCGTTGTTGAAACGACTTCATGCAGATTTGTTGCCCAGATCACCTGCCCGGAAACACGCGCCCGCCCGGCCACAAGAGGAACCACCGCCCCCTCACTGGACCCCATCACCTGCAGGCTGTCCAGCCGCTGCCCGTCCACATGGCTTTTACTGCCCGGTGTGAACGCTGAGATAAGCATATTATCAAGATAAGTACCGGCAACCGTTGCCGCTGCAGTCAGCGCAAACGTTGCAACAGTACCTGCACCGGTTGCCCCTGCAATCGCAGTTGCCACCGCTGTTAAAACAAGCGTTGCCATTGTTTTACCCTGTAGCTTGTGTCAATTACCGATGAAAATCGAAAGAAAAATGGAGATAAATTTGGAGTTGTTGAGCATCGCAATCGGCACCCTTGCGCTCTTCAGCGGCGCTCTTTGGTACTTTGAAAGGAAGAAGAGAAGAGATCTCTCGATTGTACTCGTGATGGCCTATTGGCCCGCTGTACTTCTTTCAATTGAGATCTTGTTTTTGGGATTTGCGACTGTCTATTGCGAACCAGTCTACTCAACCAAGCCTTCTCCTGCTTGCAACATTCTGGGAATTGATGCGACAGCGCATCTCACTATGGGGTCCCAAATGTCCCTAATGATCATCTATGCAATTTTGTATTGTCTTCTCAGCTCATTCATCTGGGCTATCGCGGCTCTGGTTGTGTTCATCCGCCGCCGCCTGAGCAGATAGTTGCAGGGTTCTTTCAAGGAAACCCAAACGCAGCTACTGCCCGGCGCTGCCACCACCCTGAATAGGACACCTCAACAACTCCCGCGCCCTCTTGCGCATGGATCATCACACCCGGCCTGCTGATCAGGCCCGCGTGTTTTGCAATCGCCCCGGATCGTACCCGGAACACCACTACAGCCCCAAGGTCGGGCGGGTCCAGCGCTGCCCGCTGGAAGTACTTCTGCCCGGCTTCCAAAAGCGTTTCACGTGTTCCAACCTCGCCCCAATCCGGGGAATACGCCGGAACCGTTTGCGGCTCAGATCCGTAAAGCTCCCGCCAGATCCCGCGCACCAATCCCAGACAATCACAGCCTGCGCCTTTGACACTGGCTTGGTGGTGGTAAGGCGTTCCAAGCCAACCACGAGCAAGCGCAACAACCTTATTTGACATAGGAGGAACCGTCATTTTTCTGCTCATCCTGTTCTGCGTAGGACAAAATAAAATCAGGGCCGGGCATGTGCGGAAAGCCGCGATAGTTCACCGCGTTTGCAAACTTTGATTTACAGGCCGCAAAGGTATGAGCACACCCGGCAAACACGTCAAAGGAATCCCCGGCAGCAATGGGCTGCACAGGCGCTTGCCAAAGGGTCAGCTCTGCAGCCCCGCCCTCTGTCAGCTTGTGCACTTTGATTTTGACGCGGGCACCTTTGTTTGCCCCGGTGGTCCAGTGAAGCTGCCCCCATGAGAACCGGTCGGCCGGAAAGCCACCCAAGCCGGCACACGTAAACACCCGGTCTTTCACCGCTGTTACACTGCCCGCCCCATTGTTCTCCGGTGCCTGTAGATCCACACCACAGCGACTATCCCCCAACTCAGCATCGCAGCCATACTGATATGTGCGGCCGGTGTTCTGGTTGAGCCGGTGGGCAAGGCTGCGCATCTCTGCGTTAAAAGCAAGCTCGCCTCTGCTCACCTCGCCAATGTTGCCGCGCTGCATAACTTCCCGCTGAGAGGTATCCTGCCAGTTCACCCGGTAAAGCACGATTTCCGCATCATCATAAAGCCCGGCTGCAATGTCTGCTTCCGTGATCTTGTCAGAAGAAAACGCGCCTTCCACATCCATGTTGTTCACGGCAAGGCCAAGGTTTGCCTCTACATCTGTTCCAGTGAAACCAGCCGCCGCCTCAAACACAACACCTAAGAAAACCAATTGCCGGTCATGGTCTGTAAAGCCCTGCTTCACGCCATCGCGCCGCGTGACCCGCCAACACCAACACAAGGTGGTGCAGTTGCCCTGCAGGTGTTGCAAGAATTGTTCAGATAACCGCCGCATAATGTATCAACCCTCATCACTAATTAAGGTAAGTTTTTTCAATTCGTAAATTGGATCTTCGGTTCTGAGGAGGCATTTTCATGTCAGAAAGTATAATAAAAACAAAGATCAAAATTGAGCATGACATACAGGAAGCTCTTTATCTCGATTGCTTAAATTGCCGCACGAGAACACGACACAACATCCTTGCACAAGTCAATCAAAGCGGGGCTGAGATTGTTGAGCAAAAGTTCTCAGTAGAATGGTCCAGCAAAAACCAGACAATTATGTGTGCCGGATGCGAGACAATTTCGTTTAGACAACTCAGCTCACATAGCGAAGACTGTGATATTGATCAAAACGGCAACTACACGCCAATTGAAGAGGAAACTCGTTTCCCGCGCATCATTAATGATCTTGAGAATGAGCGTTTTTCTCCATTACACGAACACTACATCCCGCAACGTGTTTTCCTGATTTATAAAGAAACAGTCGGAGCACAAGCTGCAAAGCACTATGTTCTTGCCGGTGTGGGCATACGAGCAATCACAGAGACAATCTGCCAAGATCAAAAGGCAAAAGGGCGAAATTTGCAGCTAAAAATTGACGATCTTGTCACCAAGCAGTTGCTCACCGCAAATGATGCAAAAACTCTTCAGGCCATACGTGAGATTGGAAACAAATCAGCCCATCAAATGACGCCGCCGACCGCTCAGCAGATTTCAGTTGCATTAGAAGTTATCAAGCACCAAATGCTAAGTTTGTATGTTCACCCGAAAGTGTCTCAAATACTACACGAAAAACAGGCTAGAAAGCCTGTTTCCAGTTCATAACAGCACCTCAACAATTGGAATATTGGTCACGCTGCCCTGTACATGGGCGTTTAGCGTCAGTTCCAGCATATCGGTGTCAAAGCGGGCTGGAACATCGAACTCAAAACCCGCTGTAACGTCCTCACCTGCAGGTGGGGCAGAAGCAAAGGTGATCAGGCCGGAAGTCTCATCAAGCACAAACCCCACGGCCGGAGCACCGCCCACGGCCACCACAACCGGTGCAGTGTCTGCAGGCAAAAGGATCTTGCGTGTATAGGGCTGGAAGGTCGCGCCGTAGGTCTTCACAAGCTGGAATTCCTTTTGCACGCCATCACCAACACCTAACACCTGATCAGTGGTACTGATTGCATCACCGGGCGGGCAGCTCTTAAAATCTGCCCAATCCTTCCAGCGAAACGCAAACATACGCCCGCGCCGCTCTTCAAAGAACTCCACCACCTTATGCAGATCATTGACAGAGCGAACACCCTTAGCCGCGTTGTAACGACGCCGCGAATCTGCCCATTGCTGGTTGCGCGTCTCCCGGCCGTTGGCACGCACCACAACTTGCGTTTTACGTTCCGGCCCACCGCGTGCCCCTAAAGAGATATCTGGCGGAAACCGTGTGTCATGAAATTCTTCCATCTTATCTCCTTGTTCAAATCTGAGCCGAACCTGGAGCTAAAAATCAATTATTAGTAGAACCAAAACACAATCCGGTCGGCGTTACACTCATTGAGGATACGCAATTCAGGAAAGAAGGCAGGGTCCAGGTATTTTCGATATGTCGTTAGCAAGCCATGTCCTATCGGAACCGTATTACGCCCATCTCTTCGGTCCTCGATTTGCTGGTCATACTCAAACTCATTTAGCTCTCTGATCGAGATCCAGGAGGGCTCGCGTCCATCGGGTAACCATTCATTGTAGTTTTCTCGAATTTCGTTACTCACATCATCAGGGAGGCCACGAGGTTCTGAGATTGGCTTAATCTCTGAATAATTCGGAACTCCTGCAAGAAAGCTAAAAATGCGATAGCTCTTCCAACCGAACGGCGCATGATCTTCGAATAATTCGTCTCCATCAATGGGCTCGTACCCTGATGAAGTCTTTCTTTCAGCCCAAGAAATGATGTCTATGCCCATATTGATCTTGTCTACCTTAGGTTGCCGTATCACCACACACATCAATAACCAACAACCTGCCGGTTTCCAAATAACAAACGTTTTCTCTTATCTGTTGCGCCGCCCACGGCTCAAAGCATCAACCAGCATTCCAGAGAGTTGCCCCTGTGACTGGCGGAAGCTCTCAACATCAGGGGTTTGGATGTACTGATTGACCACCACACCGCGCTCAGAACCTCCAAAGGCGTCCTTGTTGGAAATGATCTTGGCAGGCCCCAGAACCGGCTCAGGGCCGTTTTCTCCTGCAATGCCCCACTGCCCGGCACCAAGCACACCACCACCTGCGAAGAAGCCCTGAAACGTGCTCATGAGCGCCGTTGATAGGTTCGATTGCTGCGATGTTCCAAACATCCCGGCAAGTGGCCCTTGTCCCATAAAGGCAGCTTGTGCAGCCGCCTCTGCCAGCGTTGCCACCAGCCGCCCGGCTGCTGTGTCTGCGATCCCCAGAGCCTCAATAAATTGCGACATGGAATCCTGTGCCATCCCTCCAAGCAAACTCACAACTTCATTGTGCTGCTTCTGCGCTTGGGTTTGCGCGTAGATCTCATCTGTAACTTTAATCAGCTCACGCCCCTGCTTGCTGGCAGCCTCCACCCCGGCAAGGCGCAGCGCATTGGCCCGCTTTTGTTCCTGTGCGTTCATGCTCAGCAGATCGCGCTCAAACTTAAGCTGCTCTAAAACACGGGCGTAAGGGTCCACCTTTGTCTTGGAAGACCCACCGCCCCCGCTGCTATCCGTTTTCTTGTCGGGAATGATTGTTGGTTTCTCAGTTTTCCGCCCACGACGACCACCACGCCGGGTTGGTCCTCCTGTAAAACCAGTGTGGCGTAACTGACGTTCGCTCTGAATACCTGCAAGGCGGGCGTTTACCGCATCAATTTGCTCTTGAATTTCAGCAATACGGGCTTCATCACCAAGCGTTTGTGCAAGCGACAACTCACGGTTAAGCCCCGGCAACTTACGCGAAAATTCGACCTGCAAATCTTTTAGGGTTGGCTCTGCAACCGGTGTATTAAATGCAACGTCCATTGCATTGGCAGCGGCCAGAGTTGCCCGCTTTGCACCAATTTCAAAGGTGCGCCACATCTTGGCAAACTCATCATCAATCTCTTCCGCCTTGCGCAGAAGCTTCTCTTCCAGAACCCCGCCCGCTTCATCCGCCTTGCCCATCAACTCATCAAGGCCCTTGGAACCGTTTTTGAGTGCCAGAACCAGCCCGGCCCCTTCCCGGTCAAACGCTTTAAAGCTCAGCAAAAGCCGCTCTTGTTCCGAGCTGGCGTTTTTGATCAGGTCTGCATATTCGCCCAATATCTGACTTTGGGTTTTCATCTTGCCGCTGGAATCGCGAAGCTGAACACCATTTGCTTTCAGGATCTCATAAAGAACGCCTGACCCGTTGGCAGCCTCACCAACACGCCGGGAAAAGCGTTGCAACGCTGTATCAGTCGTGCCAGCCGCAACACCAGTCAGCTCAAATCCATAGCGCATACGCTGCAGCTCATCGGTCGTTACGCCCACTTTATCGGCAACCTTGGCAAGCTTGGAGCCTTCTGAAACGGCGCTTTTTATTGCAGCTGTCAACTTGGCAACCGTAGCTGCCGCAGCTGCTGCCGGGAGAAACCGAATTGCCCCCATAGATTTACCAAGTGATCCCATATCCATGTTGAGCAACTTGGTTTCCCGGCGCGTCTTTTGTAACTCGCGCCGGTTCCGTTCAAAGGTTGCACGGGATTTATCATTGGCCCGCACGTTGTAGACAAGATCCGGCACGGTCATGAGTTAGGCTCCCCGGCAATTTTTAGATAAATAGACCATTCTAAAATCTCAGGTTCCGGCCAGTCTTCAAGATCCGCAACCCGCATGTGTAAGCGATCCGCAAGCCGAAATAAGAACATGCGCCACGGATCGCCTCTTAGTTTTTTTCAATTTCCCTGGCATCGCATGGGCCAAGCATCTGCACCGCAATCCGGCCAATAATCGCGCCATCGGCTTCCGTTAAAAGCTTGTGTTTGTCATCGGCATTAAAGAGCTTTTCGCCGTTTTCATCTTGTGCTTTCATCACAAGCACATCCACAAAGGCTTCCGGGTCCAGCCCCTCATTTTCGTCATTCACGCGCTTACGCTGGTTTGGGGTCATCGGGTCATAAAAGAGTTTAAAAGCCTCGCCTTTTTCACCCCATTCCGGCACCTCGATAATCTGGTTTTTCGCCCGCTTGTAATGGCTCTTCACACGTTCAATCGCACGCATCTTTTTAAGGTCCTTGTCTCTGCGCTAAACAAAAAGGCAGCCTGCACAAACAGACTGCCCCTCTCACTTCACTGGAAGAGGCGGAGTTAAGCCACGGCCTCTTCTGTCAATGGGCCGTTGCCGGTAAACTCAAAGGTCATATCAATGGTTTCCGCACGGCCCTGCGCATGCTGCACGCTGGTAACCGTTGCCGTGCCGGAGGCGTAGGTTTCACCGCTCTCATTGCCGCTGTAATAAAGGTGCAACACCACAGAAGCCCCGGCGCTAAGCTCAGCCTGCCCCGTGTCGCCTTTCACCCGCTTGGCGCTGATAGAACCAGACCAGCGTTTTGGTGCGCCTTCCAAGTGGGTTTCCCACTCTTCACCCATCGCCGTTGCATCTGAGATTGGCGCTTCTACCGAAAGGTTGAAGCTTTGAACCTTGGCGACATCCTCACCGCCAGCAGTCACACTGCCCTTATTGCCGTGAATTAAAGGCATGCTCTGTTCTCCTGAATTGTTGGAAAGTTAGTTCTTCAGCCGCACGCTTAAGCGCGGCTACCGTGTATCGCCGAAAAGTGGGTACCGGTTTTCAGATGAAGATACGCAAGCAACTTTAGTGCGGGATTTCCGGGTCATTCTCCGGGGCAATGGCTAGCGCCATATACCGCAATGTCAAAATCCCTTGGCGCTTCTCGCCCCGGTCCCGGCGCGTTGCTATATCCAGATTGGTTGACTGCAGGTATAGCTCTTTCACCAAGCCACCTAAGAAGCCGCTGCCCGCGAGTGCGGTTTCAACTTCCACCGCAATTTGGTCCAGCTCATCATCAAAGCCTTTGCCATCGGCCGTGGCTTCAACAGTGACGCTCATTTGCCGTTCAATGTCGCGGTCTGCACCCATTTCCGCAGGCTGGCTTTGTTCATCCAGCACATAGACAAGCAGCGCAGGCAGCCGCTTGTGATCCAGCGGAAAGGTGCGCGTGACAAAGCAGCGATCTTCTGTAGAAGGAAGCCCTTTTAAAGCCGCCTCTACAGCATCGCGCACCTGCGTTCTTATGTGTGCCATGGCTGCCCCTATTCGCGCTCTAGCAGGATCTGGCTTAAGCCTGCCCCGTCACTCATGGGGCTGCTTGCCGCCGTGAAGCGTTGCCCGTCAATCAGCAGCTCTGCACCCTCGCCAAACTCTGCCGGAATATCTGAGCCCTTCACCGCAAACACTGGTTTGGAAGTGAGCATGCCAACTTCACCAAAGGAGGTTTCCTCCCCCTCATTGGTAAAGATCCCGGTGAGGTGCCCGGTGTCCCCGTTCTGCAGCGCGTAGGTTGCCGTTGTTGCAAACTCATCAGTGCGCAGCATCTCATTCAGATCATCGTCAAAATCAATCATTGCCGCTTCACCATTGTTTGCCCGCCCGGCACACCAACCGCCCGGTTAACACGGGCACTGCCCATCACCCGCGCAAGCTCTTTGGGTGTGAGTGGTTTGGGTGGTTTCAAGCTGGTGGTGCTCTGTAGTTCTTTTTTCACTGGTAAATCCTCGTCTCCAAGGGCCAACGAAAAACGGGAGGCTCAGCCCCCCGTTTTCTTCTCATATGAGCCGGGGTTTTAGTCCCCGGCTGGTTCGTCTTCTTCTTTTGGCTTTTCTCCCACCTTAGCCTTGCCAACCCGCCTTGTGGTTGTTTCCGCTTTTTTCATATTGATCAGGAATTTTGCATCCTTTTCAGAAGCGTTCACCACATCACCCGGCGCAACCGGTTCACCACCGCAAACCGTGCGTTTTAAAATTTCAATCTTCATCTTTGCAGCCATGATCTGCCCTCTTGAGAGTTGATAAGAATATGAGAAGTCCAAATAAAAACAGCCGGGCGAACCGGCTGCTTAACTGGCGTAAAGCTTAAGCTTTGAAGGAGTGACAGAAGCTCTGCGGGTGACGCACTGCAAAATCTACATCCTGCATGGCAACCACGCGCACGGTCCCGCTGGTGGATTGGGTAAACGGATCAACCGTCAGGTCTACGCCCGTCCAAAGCGCAATCAGAAGATCCGCCCAGTTGCCAAAGAAGCCGTTGTGATCCAGCACCTGATTAGAAATACCGGTGTTGTAACCGTTCACCGTGTTGCCCTGTTCCCAGATAAACTGCGCAGTCCCTGCAGCTTTTTCCGTGGTCTTGAACGATCCACGCATCGCAGCATTGAGGACATAGCCCAAGGCTCCAATGTCTGCATCATCCGTTGCAACAGCCGTTTCCATTGCAACCACTTCTTCAAATGTTGGAGCATTCGCCGCAAAGGTTGTGGAGTTAATGCCAGTGGTGGCAGCGATCCCCTTTGGAGTTTCACCTGAGCCATCACTGTGCAGCGCCGCCCGGCTGATCTCCAAACCAATCACCCGCGCCAGATCATCACGCACCATGGCTTCCACATCCAGCGAGGATTGAATGAGAAGTCTGCGGGAATAGTCGGTAAACGCACCCAGAGTATGCGGGCTTAGTTCGATCTGATCAAAAGCCTCTGCGCTTTTGGTTACATCATCGCTTTCACCTACCCAATAGGCGGTGGCTCCACCTACCATACGTGGGATCTTAAAGTTGCCCTCTAGGTCATGCAGCATGCGGGCGCCCATGCCCATCACAACTGCACGCTTGCGCAGCAACTCAACAAAGCTGCTTGCAAGCAGGTTATCAGAAACCAGAGCACCACCTGCCCCGATTGTGCCCGTTGACAGGTTGCGGGTTTGCCCGCTCATATCCGCCCGCATTACATCAGAAGGAACAAGAATACCTTCCCCCTGCTTGCCGCGTTTCTTGCCAGCCTCTTCCGAGCATTCAAACTCGAACTTAGCAGCTTCACGGTACTGCGCATTAGTCGGATTTCCCAAAGCATTCAAAGCACGCACAAATGAGAATTGCTTGCGTTCTTTTTGGCTCAAACCAATATCCGCAGCACCGGAGATTTTCTCCTGCCCGCGCTCGCCTTGAAGCATCAGGACTTTGGTTGAAAAGTCACCTGCAGACATACCGGAGCGGATCGCTTCCGCCGCAATGTCCCGGCAATTCCATTCGGCCGCAGTCGCCTCAATTTCGCGAATGCGTTTGGCCTCATCCTCCGCCGTTTTACTGCGGATCTGTGCCAGCTCTTCTTCAGAAGGGCCGGTCTTTGGATTTTCAATATCAAGTGGTGCGGGCATTGCTGCAGCCTTTCTTTCAAGTGCAATGGAAACAACAGCCCCCTCAGGCTTTGACCGACCAACACCAACAGACGGATCTGCCGGGACTGAGACGATTGAGATTTCATGAGGGGTCCAACGGGTGATGCGATAGACGTTTAAGTCATCGTCATGCTCTTCTTCCAAACGGGCTTTGTGGATCTGATAACCAACAGAAACATTGGTTAGCTCTCCATCTAAAACGCGCTGTTTGATCTCTTGAGCCCGCTCTGATTTGCCAAAGCGAACCCAAGCCCGGCCTTTGCCGTTCTTGATCTCCACGCGTTCAATCACGCCCACCTGATTTTCTACCGTTGCGCGGTGATCAATCAGCAGGGGCGCACGCCCGCTTCCAATGAAATCAAGGTCAATCTCTGCTTCATCGTGACCAAGAATTTCAACGCCCCAATAGGTGCGAATGGGTGCATCACTGGAAAACGAAAGCTCTAAAAGGTCTTCTTCCGCGCCCTCGCTAGCGCGCACGAAAACACCCTGCCGGAACAACCGCTCCGGCAGCTTCAATTCATGTGTTGGCATGGTGTGTTTAGTCCTCGATGGGTGGCTGTTTTTCAGCAGGCGGAACCGCTTTCATGAAGGCAGAAAGCACCGCCTCAAGATCTATGCCGCGATCTCTGGCAAGTGCCCTTGCTTCTTCAAAATCGTCATAGATATCTTCAAGAGTGCGCCCACGCTCTGCAGCCACTTCCTGCGGGCTTTTAATGCGCGATTCCATGTTGGTTCTGTTGGCCGCCGCATCGTCTTTTGGATTAACTGACTGCCAGCCCCGGCCAGTCCATTCCACCGCCTCAAACCGTGAAAGATCTGTCATAGGCAAACGCACTTGCCCGCTCAGCATCGCCATGCGCAACCAGTCGGGAAAGAGAGAACCGCAGTAATGATCTGCAAGCCAGCCCTGCAGCACGCCCCATTGTTCGCGCTCTTCACCAAGCCCGGCCCGCAAGGAAGAAAAGTTGGCTTTCTCCAAGTCGCTGGACAAAGACGAATAAGCCACATCAAGCCCCGCACACACACCGCGCAGCATGATCTTGATGAAAGGTTCCATCTCCCCACTTGGATAGGCCGGGTCAAAAGCTTTGAAGTCATAGCCCTGTGGCAGCTCTTCCAAAACACCAGCTTCCATTTCTTCAAGCCGGGGCCGTTCCTGCTCATCAAAGAACTCTTCTTCTTCTACGTCTTCCGCCTCACCATTGGTCCCGGCCGCCTGACCACCGCCTAACTCTTCATCCGGGTCGGCATCTGCAGAGCGGGTGTAAAAGCCCATCTTCTGCGCACCATAAACAGCGTTCGCAAGGGCTGCGTCTTCAAAGCTGTTCATTTGCGCCAAGCGCCGCAAAGCCGTGTGCGCCCATGGAACACCAATCACCGGGGCAGTTTGATCAAAGGGCAGATAAAGGTGCACGATCTCTTCTGCAGGAATGCGAATGCGCTCCCCACGGCCACCGTAATAAGAGCGGTTGTGTTTAAACATGTGATAGGCAACCGGGCGATCCACCGCGTTACATTCCACCCCGGCAAGGATGTAATGCCCGTGGTCCAGCTCTTTGTTTAACTCCACATCCAGCATGGTGATATCAAGGTGCTGGATCTGGAAACCAAACGGACCGAACTCCGGGCCAATGTATTTGCGGGCAAGAAAGTTCCCATCACGGGCAGCGGCTGTAAGTGCAATACGCTGGCTATCAGCAAAAGAGAACTTACCGCAGGTGGTGCAGATCCCCTTGCGGCTCCATTCAAGGAAACCGTCGCGGATAAGCTTGTTGCTGTCCCGGTCCAGATTGCCATCCCCAAGCCGGGCAACCGGCTTAATCTGCAAGCCATTGCGGCCCACAACATTGCGCCGCAAATGAGAGTAAAAGCCTTTCAGGTAATCGTTGTTCTGGCTTTGCTCCCTGCTATGGGAAACCAGCCCCAACAAGTCTTCCTGGGCATCGCGCATCAAGGATGAATTGAGCCCCATCAACTTGAACTTTACAAGACGATCCGGGCGGGCCGCTTTGTATTTTCGCACCGCCCCGCCCGGCTGTTTAACAGGCAGCTCTGCAGGCTTGTTATGTCTGCCAAAAAATCTTGCAAATGCACCCATTATTTAAACTCCACCTTCCTCAAACGGTGACTGCCCCGGCCCGTGCGCTTGCGGTCTTCTATTCTGACCAGCTTGCGGTAGTGGGTGTGCCAGTCGGCAAGCTCTTTTGGGGTGAGCTTTGTCAGCTTACGGCCCGCAATTTCATAGGAAGCAACACCAGACTTTGCGCGGCCTTCCAGCAGCGCTTCAATCTGTTCCAGCATGCGCCGGTTATGGCTGCGCAGGTCTATGGCGTCCCCGCTTGCCAGATCCGGCAAAACCTCAAACCGGCCGCTGCCCACGGTCTTCCGCGCCCCATCACTCTTGCGCGTAATAAACGCCGCCCACTGGTAAGCCCCGGAGGTCCATGTTGAGCTATCATCACCTGAGATAGATACTAAAAAACCGCCATTTTCGGCGGTTGCTGTAAACTCGATTTTTTCCGGGGCTTCCCCTTCCAATGTTCCCACATAGGAAAGCGTGAGATCATCAGGCGGGAAGTCTCGCGCCAGATCATCCCGCCGCCAAGAGACAAAGTCGCCTGCCCGTAGCCTCGACGGTTCGCAGCTTAAAGGCTCTTCAAATCCACTTACTGCCATGCATCACCCTCGCCGCTGTTTTATACAAAGCGTTATGCTAAGTTCTTGAAACCTATTCATCTTGACCTCCGCACATTTCCCTCAAAAGATCGTCATATTTCATGCAGCCAGAAAACTTAAACGAACTAGAGAAAGAGCTAACGATCCTTGACCTCGTTTGGTCGATGATCAATGAGACAGTTAATTGGTCGATTTTCGAAAAGGGGCTAAACTATCAGAATGATAAGTTGACGATCAGAAGCTGGAATGAGCAACGATTATTTGCAATCTTGTTTCGAGATTTTCTTAGCATTGCGAGAGTGGATAGCAAGAACAACCTCTTTAATCTTCCTCACCTCCCAGCACAAAATGGCTCCTACCTCGATTATCTCGAACATGTGTGCAAGGCCCCTCAAATTGGCAACGCAACAAATTTGCTGAATATCACGATGAAGTTCAAAAGCTGGCTTTCTGCCGAACTCAATTATCCCAAGGATTTACTTCATCACATGCAAGCAAAAAATGATCTAAAAATAAGCAGATACAGATTGTTCCGCATGATAGGAGATGGGCAGAAACATGGTATAGCAGGACTATCAATTTCGGTTTCACAGTTCGAGAAAGCACTTAAGAACAGCAATATTGAAAGCGACCACCCATATTACGACTTCCAAGAGTTTACTGACATGGCATTTGACGACTTTTTCAATTACCATTGTCAATCAACAGTTCCTCATTTCTTAATTTCAGTTCGCAGAGAAATTTATCTATACTTGAGAGCATTCGTCCTCTCTCACAAATACAGCGATGGCGCTGGTCAATGGCGCTGGCCCTATAAATTTCCCAAAGAAGTAACCTCGCAGATAGGAAAAGGCGTATTTCACTCCATCACCTATAAGTTCACATCAGCTCCTGATCCATTTTCATTTAGTCCTCATCCTGTTTTCTGGAAACGCAAATAACTTAGGATCTCACCCTCGCAGCCCGGCCACCAAACTGTTGCCTCTGCGCCTTGGTTTCCGGCGCACCTTTTTAGGTGGTGCTCGTTTCGGCTTCACCGTTGTTTGCACTGCCTGTTCCTTGTCTTCCGCTTGCGTCTCCGGCGCTTCCGTTTGCACCGGTACTGGGAGACTTTCAGACACACTTTCCCCGGCAAGATCCTTTGAACCCGCATCACGGATTGTCTCTTGCTTTGGCCGCAGTGCTGCAAAACTATTGGTTTCCATAGATCGCGCCCAAATAGGCGGGCGCTTCCAGTTGATTTTTTCCGCCCTAAGAACCAGCACCAACGCCAGTCCATAAACGCCCAAATCAAGCGCCTCGTTTCGCTTACGCCCCTTGCGAAGCACCCAGCCTTTCGGGGTGCGCCGCTCTGCGCAAAACTCTTCAAACACGTGCGCAGGTAGGTTACGGGTCAGGTGATAGGCATCTGCGCCCGGATCTTCACGGGCAAGGCTGGCGGTAATTTCGGACTTCAGCCGCCATGTGCCCACACGAACAATTCTCAAATCAGAGCGCTTTTTAACGCGCTTGCCTTCTTCCTTTTCTGGTGTGACTTCCTTTGCCCGGTCCCGGTCCCAGCGGTCCAGCCCCTTGGCAAGAAACACCCGCCTGCGCAGGCCAAGCTTGCGCGATTTACGAAAGAAGGCATAAGCATTCTTTGTCACCCCATCCGCGCCGCCACTGTCCACGATCAGCGCAGCCGGTTTGATCTGGTAGGCACTGCCCGCAACCGGATAGTACTTTTCCAGCAAGGGCAAAAGCGCGTCCCAATCTTCCTTGTACTTTGCCGGATCTATCGCCCTGCTATCAGCGCTTGGAGCACCTGCAGGCGGGGCGTGAACGTCAAAGCGATCAATCAGCCAGCGTTCCAACCCCGGCCCCCATGCATCCACCTGGCACACAAAGCGGCCCTTTTGCACGTCAACGGCAATGGTAAGAAAGCGGGTTTCCGGTGGTGCGACCTTAAGCAGATACTGCTCTGCCTTGTCCTTCAGTTGCTTCACCGTCAAGTCATCTTCATCTTCCACCATGCGCGATGAATAAGGCTTGCCCTGATCAACGTTCACAGTGGTCTTTAATGAGGTTTCATCTCCGGTTTGCTGGAACTCCTGCCAGGCAGTCTCATATCTGGAAACCAGGGACGCCCACGGCTGAAAGGCAGCGGCCGCCCCTTTCAGCCAGTAAGTGACAAGATCCGTTTCCCGCAAAGCCTCATCATGAACACTCACCAGCTCCCCGGTTTTGCTTTCATGCAACCAGCTGCCCGCACGGTTTAGCTCCACCTTGTGCCGTGGTTCAAAGATCGCACCGCAATGCGGGCACACCATCACAGCAGCAAGGCCGCGCTCTTTCGGGCTGCCGTCCTCTGGAAAATGCAGCAACTCATAATCTGGTTCAAAAACTTCAGCGCAATCCGGGCAAGTCCAGTAATAACGCCCACGGGTGCCCCTGTTGTAAAGCGCTAAAATGCCAGTTGCCGGTGGTGCCATATGGGGCGCACCCTCAGGCGGCAAGAAGTCATTATCTTCAATCAGACGACCCGGAGAACTCTCTGCAATCGCCATCCCACGAGAACCGAAAGTTTCCGTACGCTTCAAGGCAAGGTCAAACAAGTTGCCTTCCCCTTCAATGTCTTCCGGCGCACGGTCATAGTCAGTCAGCAGCATTAAAGGCAGGTCAGAAGCAGACACTTTGGAGACCACCGGCCAACCGATATCCAGCGTCATGCCGCCCTGAAAACGCTTGTCTAATATGTTGTTGTCAAACCGGCCCCGGCCTAAGCGCCGCTTGATTGAAGGCGTGTAGTTGATCAGCGCCCCTACTTTTTTCAAAGCAAATTCACGCGCCGCGTTTCTGTCCATATGAATGACACGCATGTCGCAAGGCTCACAGCAGATCGCCTGCCCTATGCGGTTGATTATCAAAGCATCCGTTTTGCCAGTCCGCGCAGGCCCGGCAAACACCGTCCCCCGGAAGCGCCGCGATGCACTCATGTCCATAGGCTCCACCATGTAAGGTGTTACCTTGTTATCCCACGCGATGATTGCCCCGTTGTCCCGCAGCTTGCGCTCACCACCTGCCCAGGAAGAAACCGACATACGCCGCACCGGCGCAAGAATAGGCAGCGCATCAGCAAGGCACCCGGCAGCACTCGCATACGCAGGCGGCCGCCACCCGTGCGCACGGGGCGGAAGTTCAAATGTGGGCATATCTTGAAACCTGAGCTATAGAATTGAATAGTCGATTGGAGAAATTGATATTCTCTATTCTCGGCTGAACAAAAGTAGGTACATCTATGCCCCGACTGATACGGTATTTTGATAAGGCAACCGAAGAAGAACGAGGATCACTCTTTCTCATCAATCCAGATTTGAAAGAACTTCAAACCATTTTCGCTGAACCAGAAACACAGCCAATGTATGATTGTTGGCCCATCGATTCTGAAAAGGCGCGTTTGTTGAGGAAGTTCGTAAGCGAAGACTTCGTTTTTGATTTCTCAAGGCATGAGTACTTCCTTGAGTATGACACAGACTAAATGTCGACTCTTTGCACCTCAGCTATTCCGCAGCTTCCATCACTTCAGCCTGCCCGGCGTTTTCTTCCGCGCTCATTGCCTGCATGAATTCAGAAAGCTCCCGGTGAAGTTCTGCCAGCAGATCATCTGCAACCACAACTGCCGCCTCTGACTGGCGACCATCCAAACCGACATCCCGAGACAGCCTGTCAGGCATGCCGTTCACCGCATTGCGAACCGCTGAGAACGTCCGTTCCAGCAACGCCACAACATCGGCACGGGCGATCAGCTCACCACGCGATTGTGCAAGCTTGTTATAGGCTGCCTCAGTTTCATAAAGTTCCTTACGCTGCCTTGGTGTCAGCGCCATTTCAGAATTGCCAGACCCACCACCCAACAAAGCCATCTGCATTTGCCGGATATTGCTTTGGATCTTCTCTTCTTCCGCAGCCTCTGAAGCTTCCCTTTCCTTCTGCCATGCATAGCAAACCGAAAGCCGGAACTCATAAGCTTGCCCGTTGGTGCCCTTGCTCTCACAAGGCATCCCCTCGCAAATCCACTGATCAATGGTGGGCAGGCTTTTCTTAAAAGCTTCTGCAAGGTGGCGCTTGTTCACCACCACATCTTCCACACCATCAGGGAGCGGATAGCGTTCAACATTCTCCATGCACGCCCCCCTTCAATCTGGAACAACAACAGAAACGAAAACACCAAGTGCTTCCGCACACCACACAAACCAATGTCCCGCAGTTCCGAACTACCCGCAGGCCGGCGCGTGCCCAGGAAGGACCCAAAGCTTCAGCTAAGCGCTTTGACTGATCATCTCTTTCAGTTGTTCAATACTCAACGCCTGATCACGCTTGCGATGCACCACAGAATGGCAATTGGAGCAAAGTGGAACCAAGTCTTTCCGCGGATCAATCTCAATAGGACCACCACGCATTGAGAGCGGTTCGATATGGTGCACCTCGATAAAGCCCTCAGCATAGCTCCCGTAGAATGAGCCGAAGTCGAAGCCGCAAGCCTTGCAGACACGCCCATGAAACTCGATCGCCTGCGCTCTCAGTTTTGGATCACGCTCATAAGTCGAAACAGTCCGATAACTCTGCTCGCCTTCCATTGAAGCAGTATAGCTGCTTTGCGTGTCATCCTCTTCAAAACCATAGGTCATGTTATCAGGAACAGGCACTTGCCCTAAGATACGATAGTAGACAGCGATTGTAATTTCCCGAACGCCATCACGCCAATAATTGCTGCGCTTGCTCTCTGGAATATCCTCGAGATAGTCGCCATCTTTCTTTGCCAGGATCGCCTCATCGAAAGGACGGTAGTTTACGATATCGGCATAAAGATCGCCTTTTTTGCTCTCAGGGTCAGGTTTAACTGTCCCAATCTCGGCAACAGCGAAATAGTGAGGCTCTTTCGTCAAACGCTGATCGGCAAACTTGGCCTGTTTCAACTTACCTTTGTAATAAATAACTTTTGTGCCGCTTGGCAGCAGTTTCGCATAGCGTTTGGGAAAGTGATAAAGCTGACCTGTCTTATCATCCCATGGAGAGACATCATTCTCAGTAATTACGGCAAATTTCATAGGTGCTACTCAAATAATATTGGAAAAAATTACATTCCAATATTTTAAGGTTTAGCGCCATACGCCTTACAACAAAAAATTGTAGATCCTATCTAGCTGTTGCTAATGCTCTCTGCATCGCACGCCGGAAGTTACGTTTCATCCGGGCGTCTGCAGTCTTTCGCGCACCCTCTTCAAAGCGCAGGCGCGGTTGATAGTCTGCGCTCTTCTCATAGGCAACCAGCAGCTTTAAACCCGTGCGGCCCTTAGTGCCCCGTGAGCTATCCCGGAGCTTGCCGCGCCTAGGGCGCTGCCAGATTCCCTCAACCCCGTTGATCTCACCTTGAAACACATCCGGGCGTTTCAACAGCCGGTCAATACTGCGCCGTGGGAGGTTACCGTATTTATTGAGCCGCTGAGAGAACGGAACTGCCAACGCTTTCCGCTTTGGCCTTCTGGTTCCTCCTTTCTCCTGCAGCTCCAAATAGTCAGCCTGCCTATCCTTAAAGAAAACAACGGCCGAAAGGTTGCGCTTACTTGCCCGTCTCAGTGCAAGGCCGCGTTTGGTGAAGGGTGTGGGACGGTCCAGCCGCCTGCTTAATGCTTTCTCGCTATTGGTCTTGATATCCTGCACTGTCTCATTCAGCGCTAAGCTGATCGCATAGGGCACTTGCCGTTGTTCCACTTTGGTCAGCCCATTTGCGACTTCATCAAAGTTTGCAATGTAGCGGATCATAGCCCCCCCAACGAAAAAGCGCTCTCAGGCGGCAACCTGAAAGCGCAATTTTTCATCATAATTGAATCATGCCTATTAGTGCTGCAGGTGTCAAGTATCCTGAAAGTCTACCTCTCGATAAACTCGAACGCTAACTCAACCAAACTCCCAGAGGCTTTAGCGTCTAACAATGAATTAGGTTCATCACTTGCGACTGTGGAATGGCGCCACACCATAATAGCAGGATGCCAAATCAACGCGATCAAGATAGAAATAGCTGCGAAAATCTTCGGCCCCAATGGTAGCAGCAAGACATTTCGTTCTCGCGCCTCAAACTCAACAACACGTCTCAGCTCGAAGTAAAGTTTCTCCGGCTTTAGGAGGTTGTAGCTTTGAAGCAGTTCTGGTTGCTCTAAAAAGCTAAAATCAAGATTGTTCTTTTGAATTTCTTCTTCAAATCTTTTGTCTGTACCTATCGGTGAAAAGCAATAGATACGCTCTGGCTCAAGCACATCAATTGCACCGATTATTCTTCCAAACTCATAACCAGCTCCAGCAATGAGGGTTAGATGTTCTCGAAATAGACTCGCCTCACCTAAGAAAGCAGCAGATATTGGCCCGAAATCTTTCACATGATCCAAAGTTGCTTTAGGTAAAACGAATGATTGAGGATGATAGGTAATCAGTATTTGACCAAACTTATCAAAATTCAGAAATAGAAACTCAAACATCGCCGAAATTTTTTTTCGATCTAATGATGTTACATCAATCTCTAGGTTCACTTGGCCTACCATTGGTAGGTTCATCTCCAAGTCACTCAAGAGATGTGAGAAATCGTTCCTTCGCACACAATTTAGATCTGATATTACAGATGAATTTTCATCATAAGAATGTATCCCATGACTTTGGTAATCAAATAAAAAAATTTGCGTACCAGATAGCTCATCTTCTCTATTACGCAATCGTTCAATCGATCGATGTTCATAACCAACACAGCCAAGAAAAACATTCGGCTGAACTGATTTAGGGTCAACTAAAATAACATCAAGCATCTGTTGTAGCCCAGTTTAATAGATCTGGTTGCTCATCTTGCTTTTTACTGTTTTGTGGCATTGCAGAAAGAACTCGTTCTTGCCCGGTAATAGTAGGCAATTTGTAAAACGGTGCTAAGCGATGAGAGATACGAAGACGACAGCCTTCGAGATCAAATATTAACTGTTTTCCATCTGATCGTTGATCTACTACGAGCGCCCCGGAATTGATTCCAATAATCAAAGCATCTCTAATTTTTGTAGATACGCCCTTGAGACGATAAGAAAGCGCTGGCTCTGGTTGAAATTTACTATCAAACAAGTTTTCTGACAGTGTCTCTCCCAACCGATCGACGACTGCAAGTGTAGGGTACACCTCATTTGCGCTTTTCTCGGACGGATTATAGGATGCTATCAAAGCCCGAAAACGATCTACATTGCGAGGTATTGCGCGGTTCTGTGCTATTTTCGAATCCACCCTGTCGTTAAAGCTAACGAATAATTCATTAAGCAAATACTTAACAGCTCTCGGATTCCCCTCCGTAAGACTTAATAACTGATCGAAGCCGTGATAGTAGCCATAACCTTTAGCAGAGCGACGTCTTGTCGAAGATTGATGAGTTTTACTTTTACCAGCCTTCGAGAAATAATAACTTCTTATCTCAGCTATCGGCGCAACTTTTCTTAGATAAGATGCTCTCTGATTTTCACTTCTCAGACCATCTATATCTGACACGCTCTTAAAATCATTACTAGCCATGTGCTCAATGAAAGACCTATCTCCGGCAGATTTTGCCGCTGTATAGATGGCACTAACTTGACGCTCAAAACCTTTTGACACGAACTTGCGAGTGTCTTTCTTTATTGCACTTGAGCTATTGAGGTAATGAACGAACTCACTAAACACGATCCCTCTATTCTCACACTCCTTTTGAATAAGCTCTTTTGAGAATTTATGATCGGCATCTGCGAACTTATTTGCAAGAATGATTGAATGAAAGTCTTGGCCGTCAACAGGTCCTGTTTCACTCGTCCTAAGTCGTTCCTCCAAGTCATAAAAATCAATATACGGAAACAAGGAAAACTTCAAAACAGCTCTCTGATCAAAGGAGCGTAAGTTTTCATATAAGCGAGTTAAAACCCTTTTTGGTGCAATCTCCATTTCATCAAAACTTACGCTCCATCGATGCACACCAATTTGACTTTCAACAGCATCAAAAAAACCTTTTAGCATAACCAAAAAGTCGAGATGCCCTACAAGCCGAATGGCATCTAGATCTGCGCTTGAGTTGAAAGGGCTTACCGCTGATCGAAACATGTTGATCCGCTTCAAGAGAGCAAGCTTGAGCCCGATAAACGAAAACTGCTTTGTGGGTAACGACCAGAGTTCAGAGCACATTTCACAGATAAGAGATTCCTGAACATCATTTAGGTGCGCAGCCCATGGTACCGCCTCTCCATGAATGGTGAGGTCACTAACAATCCTGGCATCTTCAAAGGAAGCGATCAGTTGATACAAACAATGATCAGTAAACAGACCATTTAGAATTAAATCCATATCACTTTTCGAGATATCCAAATTCGAAACAAGCTGTGCTGTGCCCTTCCAAATCGATTCTGCAGGGATGTAGACTGGAATATACTCAAAATTTACTCTTCTGAGGCGATCTGCAAACTCTTCTCTTTGGTGTAGGTAATACAAACCAGTAGCCGTCAGTGCCTTCATTATAGTGGTTTTACCTAACCCTCTAGGTCCAACTAAAACTAAATTCTGATAGGCTGCGGCCTGCTCAAAATACTCAGGCATCACGAAGGAAGAAGCGATATCTTTCGGACTGGCATTTCGCGCATTGAACTGTGTTGAAATCATAATCACTGCACTCCGCGCATAAGAGCCTGAATATCTGACCGCGCAGATACAATCGACAAATCGTGTTCAATCAATTTTTGATTGATTACTTCAACTTCGTCCATACTTACATACGCAAGCTCTGGCACAGATTCGAAGAGAGCATTTTTAGCAACCATCGAAGTACAATCTATCGCACAAATTTTTGTAACAATGTCATCGATCGCGTAGTCTTTTCCAAACGGACGCGTAAAAGGCATATTAGGCGTTCTACTTCGCTCCCATTTTCCTCCACCCCAATCCCAAGAATAGATTGTACCTTCAGGCCGTGGAGCGTCTAGCTTAATGTCCAGGATATGGAACTGATTTGCAAAGTAACGTTCATGGTTCTTGTATGGATATGCGGCAAAACTAGATGCTGAAAAGACGACCGGCTTAACATGTCCCAACTCCGCACACCTTAACTTAACCATATGCTTATGGCCGTGTACGACAATACAGGACTTCCCGGTGTCTCCAAGCGATTGCAAAAGCTTCGCCCCATCAGACATCTGATCATAATCAGGGTCTACAATTTCGTCGACCCGCAGCGGGTGGTGATGCATCATTACAATAAAGTGACTATTTTCAGATTGTTCGATTATCTCAACAATCTTCGCAATCATGGCTTCGCTAAGATGACCTATCGCCCATATCGATCTTGAAGCATTCGCATCTCCACCTAATCCATGAAGTCTACAGGTATCAACCGCGATAACATCGCATCCTAAAAGTGAAAGAACTGCAACACCGTCAGCAAAATAGTCTTTCTGTTGCTGACGGTCGTTAAAAGGGAATGGAGGGGCAATTTGCTTCAGGAAATCTATTCTTTTCTGAGCTTGATCTATGTCTTCGATACGAGAAAGCAAATCATGATTTCCGGTCACACCCATTACATGCTGAATATTCAGTTTTCTCGCAACAAGGTGTAAGTCGTTCCAAGCTTGCATAAGTGGTAATTGCTTGGATTGGTGGGCAAAATCACCCAAACAAAGTATTGCGTCAACTTGCAACTCTTCATCGGAAAGACACTTGGTAAGCGCAAGTATTGGATTTTTGGAAGGACATCTTTCTTCGATGTTAAACGAGCTTCCCTCGTTTCCAAAATAGACATTTGCACCTTCCAAATCAGATGACATGCAATGAATATCACTTACAACAAGAAATCTCATATTATTCTTCGCAAATTACAGCTAGCAACTCAGTTTCAGTCTTTCTACGCCCGACAAACCCACCCACATTTCTAGTGACCGGCACCGTGCCCAAAATGTATGGTTCAAATAAATCTCTAAACTCGCCGCAATCTCTATAAGAGATCACAATTCTATTGTTAGTCGCGTACTTCTTTGAAATCTTCAACAAGCGCGCTAGGTCGTCTCCGCGAAATTGCTTAGAGTTGTATTCACTAAATACTCGCGCTTCGTTTGTAAAATACGGAGGATCCATGTAAATGCAACTACCTTCAGGCTTAACGGTATCAATAAATGCCTCGAAATCATCACTTGAAATAATAGCTCTTCTCAAAACAGATGAAATATTCTGAAAGTCATTCAAAGAAAGCTTTTGCTTTACCTTCTTTTTGGCGCCAAAAGGTGTGTTAAATTCACCTTTTTTGTTTGTTCTGTAAATTCCATTAAAGCAATAATGATTCAAGTAGACGAATCTTGCCGCCTTCTCAACTCCTAGCTGAAGCTCGTTAAACTCCTCGCGAACCTCATAGTATCGCTCCTCTGAAATCTCAATTTTATCATAGATCTTCCACACATCATCAGCACTATCTCTGACATGTCGAAAGCAATCCATCAAATTCTCATTGACATCATTCAAAAATGCTACTTGAGGTTCGAACTTAAAAAAGAACGCTGCTGATCCGCAAAAAGGCTCGATGTATGGGCGAGAGAAATCTAAATAGGATTTGATTTTCTCTGAAACATTGGATTTGCTACCCGCCCACTTTAGCAGTTTTAACGTTTCGGACATAATAGCTTCCATTATCCAAGCATAAAGTGAGGCTATCCAAGTTTTACCCCCTTGAAGATGAAGTGATTCACATCGTCGTTAGTAATAGCTAGTTATCGAAATTGCAGACGAAATACAATTGATAGAGACTGCTAGATAACCTGTTATACTCATCGGTCATCAGGTTAGAATCCACTTTCATGTATTATCTTCAAGCTAGGAGCCTTACAAAGTACCAAAAATTTGTGCGCCAACACTTCGAGTGCTCCATACACAGGTAGGCGTCCCAGTTTGCTTGGCACCCGATATCTAAGAGACATGTTTCTATGCAGGTCGCTAATAACCGCCAATAATCGTATTTCCTTTTCATTCAAAACAAGCATCTTGTCAGCACCATAAGCATTGCACTCGTCCCACAATCTAGCCAAGTTATGTCCCAGCTTTTTAACTTTTTTATTGTTACAGCCATTTTCAAGCAAAAACGATTTTAGAGATAGTTCAATAGAGAATGCCATCAAAAGCATAACCGGGCGTGGAGCTGACATTGCGTATGCGGGAAACTTCCCAACATTCTTGTCTGCATCATTCGCGCATGCAAAGTACAATCTCGCCTCCGCCGCAAATTCTTCGTGTTTTTTCAATTAATTTACTCCTTGCAAATGAACAGCAATAAAACCTGTTTATGATGCCTGATAGTATCTCACTACTCAATCTCCCCCACCACATGCCCCAATCCATTGCGCATCAGCCTCGAAACATAATCGCGGGTAGCCCTACTTGGCGTCCCAGCCTCTCTCTTCGCCTGGTTCTCCTCAAACCCAATCGCCGCTTCTGTGATAGATAGGCCCTGCCCGGCTATAGCGAACACTGCCTGCGATTGATCAGGCCCCAAGAGGGTTGCGATCCGTTCCAGTGTTCGGTTTGCGTCTGTGGTGGAGACAAGAAGCCAGTCGCGCACTTTGCGGCTGCAATCAACGCGGGGCTGGGTGAAGTCGATGGAGCTAGCTTGCCCCTCGCATTCAGCATACAGCGCCCGGATCTTGCAGCCTGCCAGGTATTGCTGCTTGGTGATGTGTTTGTTGTTGTAAAGCCATTCCAGCGCCTGCCCGCGTTGGTACTTTGCCCGGCGCAGCGCTTCCTGCTTTTGCTCTTTCTTGGTGCCGCGCAAGCGGAGTGGATCTGTATTCTTAGAGCTCAACATCCTGCATCTCCCCATGTCGTAAAACTTCTTTAGCGATCAGGCCTGCCAGCCGCTCACGCCGCCGCTCAAAAGTATCTGCCATCAACTGAATTGGATGGTTTGGCGGGAGCGCTGCGAGCTCCCGTGTGGTTTCCCCGCGCAGCACATCCAGAGCAGTTTTCACCTGCCCGGCCACGCGCCGGTTGCGCTCCATTGTGGCCACCACAAGAATCTCAGTTTCCGCCATATCCGGCATGCGCTTTTCCCGGCGCACAAAGTCCACCAGATCCGCTTGCCAGCCAGCAAGGCAGGCGGAAAGCGCAGTGTCTGCATTCGCTCCCACCATTATCTTGATGGCCACATGCTCAGGCCATGGATAGCCGCCCACCTGCAGGCTGGGCTCAGGTGTGCCTTCCAACTGCCGTTGCGCCTCAGTGCAGGCTTTCACGCACTCTCCAACAAACGGCCAAACAGTGCTTTTTGCAGCCAGCACCAACGCATCCGCTCCGGCTTTCAGCACCTCCTCTGAAAACCCGCTAAGCTTCTCTCGCAAAGAGGTGAAATAGGCTTCCTCGTTGCTGCCTGGCACCTTTTTGAAAGTGCCGCCCAGCGTACTCAAAAAGTGCTGCGCTATGAGGTCATTGGCTGATTTTGTCTGTGCGGCCGCGCTCATGCATACCCCTCACCAAACACTTTGGTAATCGCCGCCCGGCAGCGCTCTGCTGATCTGTCCAGATCTCGCGCCCTCGCTGCTTTGGCCTTGCTGCCATCAGGGATAAACCGGCCTTCAATCTTGCCCAGCTCTTCGCGGCTGCGTTTGGCCGCAAGAATGGCGCGGGTGAAGTAGTTGAGGCTGCGCGGTTGCTCCGGCGCACGCCCCAAAACATGGGTAATTGTGGGTTTTACATCCATTTCAAGATCGCACCCATGGATCAACCAGCCCCAAACCGGGTTTAGGCCGCCCCGCACCTGCGCTGTGGTGGCATCAAGCCCTAGTGATTTCAAAAACCGACTACAGCCCTCAACAAACCTCTGCCCGGCCTTATCTGCGGGTGGTGAGCTGGAAGGTTGAGTGGAAGCATTTTCGCATAAAGACCCACTCGCAGCCGCTTTGTCTTCTTCTTCTTTAGGTTTTAAGGACTCGTTCTTATAGGTGCCGATCTGGGGTGGCAGGGGCTGCCGCTTATTGGATGGCACCCCCTGCCTGTCATTCACATGGGTATCCGGGGGAGCCTCTTCTAAAAGATCCCCCTGCCCGTCCTGGCGCTTTCGCTTGTTCTCCACCCGATAAGTATGGGAGCAGTCACCACCATCAGCACGCACACCTCGCATCACTTTAAGCCAGCCATAGCGCACAAGGTTGCCAATGGATTTTTGCACTGTAGAGCGTGCAATCTCCAACTGCCGGGCAATCTTCACCTGACTGCGATAGGTCACCCCATTGCCATCGGTAGAACAGCACAACACGCCCAGAACCTGAATATCCCTTGGTTTCAGGCGCGTATCTTCAAAAACACCAGCAGGAATAATAGACAAACGGGGACGGTTAACAGGCTTAGGCATTTTACGACCTCCTGAGCAGTGCGGATAATTGGAAAAGTAAGAACTAGAAAATCAGTGGCGGAATACGCGCTCTGATTACAAAGGGATTGAAGCTAACAAGGTGACTTGTAACTATACCCTCAGAACAGCCCTAACGGCTTGTGGCGGTCACGGACCCATAGCTTTCCGTCTCCCGTTGCCACGTCTCCAATTGAAGAGATGACGTGGCATTTCCATATTGGCGGCATGCGCCAACTGTTCCATCTCATGAAACCACGAAGCAGGAAATTGCCCTCGCACAACGGCAGCGCTTACAGCGCCCGATTTAACCCCGAGAGCATTTTGAATATTCTTCCTGCCAAGCGTTTGAGCAACTTCGCGTGCGTTAATCATGCGACAAAAATCAACGTTTCGTAGATTATAGTCAACACCATAAATACAACATAGTCTACATTTATTGGATTATGATAGAATGCAATCCATGACTAGAAGAGTGATTTCAGGACGTTACGCGGATTCCGCAATACGACTTAGAGCTGTGAGAAAATACTTCGGTATGAACCAGAAGGATTTCGCGGCAAATGCCGACATTCAATACAAGTCCTACAATCAATGGGAAACCGGAGACTTTCGCGTCTCAATACCCGGCGCAATAAAGCTGCGTGAGCGATATGGGATCTCAATGGACTTCATATATTTAGGCAACATTGATGCATTGCCCACCAAAATGGCCAATGAACTCATGTCCATATTACGCGACAATGCCTCTAATAAATCGAACGATAGTGGGGACGATTGAGCCCCTTTTAACAACAACTGGAAGCGTTCTTCTTGGTCCAAAACGACCTCCCACATCCCCTAAGTATCCGATATTTAACAACGATGATTCGTTTACTTCGCGTTAATAAACCAATTAGAATTGCAAAGCACACAAGACCCTCGTTGAGCAATTCCAACGCATTAGTGAACTCTTTTCACCCTTCATCAGAACACTCTGAATTTTCTCAGCACTAAAGATTCTTTCCATACAAAGAGCAGCTATTTAAGTGCGCAGCTCTATACCCCTGAGTGCGTCAAATATTTGCATCAATCAAAAGAAGGTCAACTAATAAATCTACGTTTCGTGGATTACATTGATTGACAATCCACAATTCGTAGATTTATGATTTCTGTATGTTCTGCTTTTTGTGGATAGTTTGTTTCGCAAGGCAAGAACCTGATTACGAGATTAATCTCTGCCATCAATGACAGGAGTAGTCATGCGTACTTTTGATTTGACGAATACCCAGTGCACCCATAGTGAACACAGCCTTTCAAGCTATTATGGCTTACTGCAGCCAGAAATATTCAGCCTCGAACGCCTGGTAGAGGCTGCGCCCCTCTCTTTGAGTGAACGCGGCGAACTTGCGCAAATCATCGCAATCCGCTTTTCCAGCGGAGCAAGCCGCGCCCTTTCCCTAGCTCCAACTCAGTGAGGTTCAACATGGCACCTCGGAAGAAGAAACAGGACGAAGCTCTGCAGCCCAACTCTAATGCTGGCGGTATTGCAGCTGATCAACTGCGCAGCTTTGTAGATCGCATTGAACGCCTGGAAACTGAGAAAAAGGGCATTGCAGACGATATCAAGGACGTCTTCACAGAAGCCAAGAGCAACGGATTTGATACTCCAACCATGCGCCTGCTTCTCAAACTTCGAAAGCAGAAGCCGCATGAACGTGAAGAGCAGCAATCCATGCTGGATCTTTACTTGCACGCCATGGGCATGGCTGGTGAGTACACGATTGCAGAACAGCAAGGCATCGACGACGCCAGCGCGGGCAAGGCAGTCACAGACAACCCTTTCCTCACAGATGACCCAAGACACGCCCAATGGGCCACCGGTTGGCAAATGCAAACCACCCTCCTCGCAACTCAGGACAGCTAAGCCCCAAAACAGCGGGAGCAACTCAGCATGCCTAACCAACTCATTTTGGTAAATCAAAAGACAGCAGCAGAAATGCTTGGGGTTTCTGTAACCCTCTTCAAACGTCTACGGTCAACCGATCACAGGCTCACGCCTGCTGTCATCCCAGAGACAAAGGGCGAAGAGCGCTATTATGTGCCAGATCTTCAGCAGTGGGCGCATTCACTAAAGTATCCTCACACGGATCCTTTAACCTCAAGCGGTGGAATGTGGGATGACCAAAGTGCGGCTTAAAGGCTTATCGACATATGCACGCAATGGCAGATGGTATGTTTATATTCGCAGCAACCGGAAAGCACTTGTAAAAGGCTTTGAAGGGTCCAGAGAAGCCCTTCAAAGCCACCTCTCAACACCAGAGATCCTGCAGCGCTATACAAAGCTGGTAGACGCTCCAAAGGACAAAGGCTTCGGCACCCTTGGCGGGTTGATAGAGTATTATCAAACCAAAGACCGCTGGACCAAACTCTCCCCACGCACGCAATCAGACTACCAGAGGGTCATAGACTGGCTGAGAGCAAAGAATGTTCTCAAAGCCCCTCTGATAACGGTTGCCCCCTCAGACATGGCAATCACCCGCGACAAAGCCGCCGAAGACAAATACCCCAAATTCTCAAACGATGTACTCGCCATGCTGTCAGCCGCCTTTTCCGTGGGCGTCGAGTATGGCTATGCAGGCTTGAAGCTAAACCCGGTCAGGGGTATCAGCCGAAAATACAAAAACTCAGCAAACGCCAACCGAAGATGGAAAGAAGCAGAGTTCGAAGCAATCTTTGAGATCATCCCCAAACACCTGAAGCCAGTCCTGGCATTGGCAAGGTGGACAGGAGCCAGAGGGCAAGACATAGCCTCACTTAGATGGGACAATCTGCAAGGATCGCAGGCAGAAGGCTACTCCATCACCTACACCGCCAAAAAGAACAAGGTTGATTGCCTCTTCTACGTCTTGCCACCCCTGCAGGACGTGCTGAACGCAGAAGATAAATCAACCCTCACCATCTGTAAGAATTCCCGAGGCAAGCCCTACCCGTCAGAGAACGCCATGCGCAAGGCCTGGCAGGACTTCAAAGCAAAGCCGGTCTTCAAAGACACCTGCCCCACTGGATCAGATCTCACATTGCACGGTTTGCGCGTGACCTATGCCAGCGAGCTGAAAGACCATGGATTTTCAGATGAAGATGTTGCCCAAGCCATTGGCGACAAATCAACATCAATGGGTAAGCACTATGGCAGAGGCAAGAGTGTTGAAAAATTCGCTTCAAGGGTACGTAGAACTCTCTCCTAGAGAACGGTTTATGAACAGCTTTTGCCTAACACATCTGAGAAAGTTGCCTAACTGGCTTGACTATCCGCCCCAAATATCAGAAAAGCCGTTCCACACCATACTGTTGGCCTCTTGGCGGAGTGGTGACGCAGCGGATTGCAAATCCGTGTACGCCGGTTCGATTCCGGCAGAGGCCTCCACTTTCTTTTCCTGACATTGTTATTGTTTATCTTATTGGGGTTTTTCCCTCACGTTTTTCGTGATGGAACCAAGGTGAGGGATTCTTGCCCCCAAAATTGCGCCCTGCTACCCTCCCAAACTTCCTGTCAGGAGAGATCATTTGGAGCACGAGCAATGGAAAACCGTCCAGTCACTTTGACAGACCTGAAAGAACTCGACGCGCCAGTTCGCGCTCACTGCAATAACTGCCAGAACGCTGATTACGTTTCCACTGAGAGAATGCCCGAGGATACAATCGTAATTCATATTGCTCGGAAGCTGCGTTGCTCGCACTGCGGATCCAAGGACGTCACATCCCGTCCTTGCTACCAGCACATGGTGCCACAACATCCCCAAGAGACCTCTCAACAGTAATCAGCCGTAACTAACATTCGTAAACTGTTATCTGCTTACGGCTCTCGATTACCTGTTCCTCATTAATTGTCGCGGATTGCCTGTTATCTGGCGGTTAAATACCGTTGTCCAGCAACTATCTTTTGTTGAGGGGCACAATATGGCGCATACGATTTCAGCTATTCAGCAGAAAGGTGGCTGCGGCAAGTCCACCTTGATAATTTCTCTTGCGAGCATTCTCGCTGGAGAAGGCCACAACATCATCATTCCAGACACTGACACACTCCGCTCTTCCTCACTTTGGGCAGAGCAAGAAATCTTAGATCGCGGCAATATTGATTTCCTCCGCGAGACAAACGACAACGCGATCACCGGACTGCTGCAAGAGCTTAAGGGTGAGTACGATTACACTCTTGTAGACACCGCAGGCTTTAACTCACGTATCGCAGCGTACATCGCAGCTGCTAGTGACCTGGTCTTAATCCCCTGCTCTACAACCGTTGCCGATATTGAGGGAGCAGTAAACACCCAGCGTTTCCTCTCAAAACTGAGTGCAAAGACAGGCAAGCCAATCACAAGCGCAGTGGTAAGGACGGACTTTGACCGCAACACCCGCAATGTTGACGACATCACAAACGAGCTATCTGAAGAATCGGCTCTCGACGTTCTGAACACCATCCTCTGGCACACCACAACATTCAAGACTGCAATGAACACGGGAGACTCCATCAAAGGCCGAGCCAAGGTCTACACTCGGGAACTCGTAGGAGAGTTACGGGCAAAGCACCTCATTCCTCCTGCAATCGTTCGGAAAGCAGCAGCGTGAGGTTGAGCTATGGCAGACTATAAAGCGAAGCGACAGCTCATTAATCGAGACACGAGCACAGTTGAGCAAGCTCCAGAAGCCGCTGTAAAGCCCACTGAGAGCTCATCCATCCAAGACATTATCGCACAGCTAGTGAATGACCGGCCAAGCGAGCATGAGGCCATGCTGAGCGCCTTGCGCAAATCTGAGAGGGGCAACGTCGCTTACTCTCTCGTTCCAATCCCTATCATTGAGATGATTGAAGCTCGCCGCAAAGAACTGAAACTGGGCAAGAAGGAATATTTCTACCACTTGCTGCGAGAAGACGGCTTACCCGTTCCCACCCTAGAAGAACTTGACGCCCGCAATCGGCGATGATTGCGAGCGTCAAAGTTTCTCATATTGGATTGTTAAGCTAATTGGAGATGATCAGCTCAGAGACCTGCTTACCCGCACCTTTCGCAATGGAATAGTTCAGGCTGACAACATCCTGCTGAAAGCCGTCAAAGGTCTGTCGCGTTTCGTCTCTATCATTCAGCGAGAGAATGAACCGACCTGCGATTTTGGAAAGCCGTTCTGCCATCTCCGCAAAGTCGGAGCGCTCAAATACCCCCTTGCCGTAATCTGTCTCACCACCCCAGTAAGGCGGATCGATATAGAACAACGTCTGCTCTCCATCATAACGCTCTATGCAAGCACGCCAGTCCAAGTTTTCTATGGTCACTGCAGACAGCCTGTCTGCAACCTTCTCTATGTTACTCAGAACACGCTTTACGTTAAAGCGAGATGGCCGCTCTATCGCAGTCCCAAACGACTGTCCCACAGACTTACCACCAAATGCGAGCCGTTGGAGGTAATAGAAGCGAACAGCCCTTTGAATGTCAGTCAGATAATCCAGTCCACTATCTTTGAGCGCTTCAAATTCCTCACGTGAGGCAAACATGTATTCCAGGCTTCGCAAGAACTCAGCCTTGTGTGAGCGCAAAACACGAAAGAACGTGACAAGCTCACTATTTATATCGTTAATCACTTCGCATTTGGTGACAGAGCTTCTCTTGAAAAACACCCCGCCCATTCCGCAGAACACATCCACATAACTCTGGTGCGGGGTCTGATTGATCTTACCGACAATACGAGCAGCAAGCTGGCTTTTGCCGCCAAGATAGGGTGCCACCGGTTCAGCGTTGACCGGAGCGACTTCTCCAAACAAGTTCATATTGAAGTTTACTCTCAAGCTATGGCAAGATTTCCCAACCATACAATTAACAATGTATGGCTTGGTGGGAATGAGCCTTTCAGCTTGCTTAACGCTCTCACGGACTGATTTGACAAGGCCCGTGGATTGACGTGTTCACGCACGTCGTTCTTCCCACCAATACTCTGGTGGGTATCGAGAAGAGAGGGATCATGGGAAAGAGGCGTTTGACCATAAGCTGACGCTCGCGCACCTTTGCACCATCCTTAGTCAGAGCTTGCCCTCAACCTCCAGTGCCTCTGATCCAGCTTACTGGTGAAAGCAGAGGGCCGCACTTTGTAGCGGCGCAAGAAGCGTCTCGCGGCCAAAATCCGACATTCGCTGCTATGCGAAGGTAAGCGCATGCAATGGAGCTCTAGTGGACGTAGAGCATATTCGGCCTAGTATCGGTAATGTTTAACTGTCAATTTCCGGCCTGAGGTTGATTGAATTTTTGAGGGGGTAGTAGCTTTCACCCTAGCAAACAAGATGAAACTCAATTTTTACGAGGCATCCAAATTTTAAACATTCCCAAATTATTAAATGGAAGATTTATTGTTTGAAAAACAGTATTTCTTCCACTAATATAAATTGCATTATTTATTCAGCGCCATAGGCTAGATCTAGATGGAAGATTCCGACTTACGTCCTCACTTTATTCAGCTTCTTAGATTCGCTGTTGTTGGAGACAAAAGAGGTGCAACGAATTTTGCACGTAAAACAGCTCGTGCTCTTAGGATGAGCAATAGCGACTTCGCAAGTGAAATTTCTGATGTAATTGAAACACTTAAGACAAGCGAGGCAAGGGCATTCAGAGGCACTCCGAAACACATAGTGCCGGTTGATAGTGAAAGCCGCCATGAGTTGCTGCGCGTCGAGTACCCCGGAAAGCAACCAAAACCGTTTTTGCCCTCGAATATAGAAAGAGAAATTCTCCAAATTGTACACGAAAGACAGAAAATCGATCAACTGCATGAGGCGGGCTTAACACCAGCAAAAACCCTGTTACTTTCCGGTGCTCCAGGCGTTGGTAAAACGATGTCGGCGAGATGGTTAGCTCAGCAACTGAATAAACCATTGTTTGTACTCGACCTTGCAAGCGTAATGTCTTCTTTCCTAGGGAAAACAGGGACTAACCTTAAGCAGGTCTTAGATTTTGCAAAGAGGGAAGATGGGATTCTTCTTCTAGATGAATTTGATGCAATCGCAAAAAAAAGAGATGATGAAGGAGAGATCGGTGAATTGAAACGCCTCGTTACAGTACTCTTGCAAGAGATTGATTTATGGCCAGAAAATCAACTGCTTATTGCTGCAACGAACCATTCCGAGTTACTTGATCCGGCTGTGTGGCGTCGATTTGATGTAGCCATTCTGTTCCCTCATCTCGACAGAAACATTATGGCACATGTGATTGAAAGAGAGATAAACAACCGAGCGGATGTAAGCTGGGCCAATGTTTTAGCGTATATCACCGATTGCAACTCATATGATGAAGCAGCATCTCTCGTAAGGAGAACTTTACGAAATGCTATTGTAAACGACATTGATACTGATTCCGCATTTCGTCTGTTAACTCAGGAGTACCAAGCAAATTTGACTTCTGAGAAGAAAAAAATATTGGCCAGTAATCTTAGCAAGCTGGGTTATTCTCAAAGAAAAACCAGTGAGCTTACAGGGTTAGCCAGAGAGACTTTAAGAAAATTGGATATTACGTGGTGAGGCAATTGTGGCAAGCAATACGAATTGGATTATTGGGCAAGGTGAAAACTTAATCGAGAAAATTAGCCTAAAAACTGGCGGAGGTGACAAGGCATACCCCTACGAGTACGAGGATGCCGTAGAGCGATTAGAAGATGAGATTGAATATTCAGTATCCCAAATAAACCAGCTTCCTAGCCTTGCATGCCCAAATGATGAGGCAGTACTGGCACTTACTCTTCATCCTAGCTTCCTTGCGAAGACCTACCATCCAACCTCATTACTCAAAACACTCGGTCTACGACAAGTCGGAAGCCGTGAAACCAGAATTAGACCTGGGAGACACCCGTCAGCTAAAAAGGCAAATAAGAAATTAGTCGCTGCTGAGTTATTCATTGCAGGCCCACGATCAAATATTGAACTGCTTTGTCCTGATAAACATCCCACTCAAACACAAGCCTTTCAGGATGATTTCAGGAAAATTGAAGCTATTCGATCACTAGGCTCGGAGCGACTAAAATCACACCAACTATCTGGAAGAAATATACCGCTGGAAGTTGTGTTGCACTTTGGGCAACACACTTCAAATACCAATCTAGACACCATTGCAGCCTTCGAAAGGTGGTGCGATTCAATACTACCGAAATTTTCTATTGAGCATACTCAAATCGTGGGAGGACTTGCATTTTTAGGCCTGCGTGCAAATGCAGAATACTTAGAACATCTAACAAAATTTTCCTTCCTGCGCTTGATCCGCCGCATGCCACGCTTAACATTTCGTGATTTTCCCAGTGAAGAAGCAACTTCAGAAAATCTAATTGACCTCTCTAAGATAAACCCAACAGGCTCCTCTCAGCGCGTTGCAATTTTAGATGGAGGTCTGGATGAGAAACACCCTTTTAACAACCTAGTGACGGTGAGAGAGCCAAGCGGGATAGGAAGCCCCTCTCCTTTCGCTCTAGCTCATGGTGCAAAGGTAACTTCAGCAGCTTTATTTGGAAGCATTGATAACCCTACTAGCCTACCCACCTGCTTCAGCAATATAGACCATTGGCGAGTTTATGATGAAGGTGACAAGGACTTTGATCTGATGAAAGTGCTTGACAGAGTTACGACAGTACTCACACAGAATAGGTATGACATAGCATGCCTTTCAATAGGGCCTGACGAAGCACTGTTGGATGATGATGTACATGCTTGGACTTCCAGACTAGACCAAATATCAGCAAATGGCCAAACGCTAATTATAGCCGCAGCTGGCAATAACGGCGAAGAAGATGCTAGTTTAGGATTGAACCGTATCCAGCCTTCTGCCGATGGTGTAAACGTATTGGCAGTGGGCTCAAAGGATAGTGTCGATAACAATTGGAGAAGGTGTTCCTACAGCGCTGTCGGACCAGGACGTAGCCCAGGCCTTGTAAAGCCCGATATTCTTGCTTTTGGAGGCACCAAAAACCAACCGTTTATAGTAATCAATGGTCAAAGCCAGCTGTCATCTACCGCTGGAACCAGTTATTCAGCTCCTAGTGCGGCCCGTATAGCTGCTGGGTTAGCATCCACGTTCAGCGACCAAATAACCCCTACAGCCTTGAAAGCGCTACTTATCCATCACGCATCCGAGAATGGCCATAACCAAATTGAAGTAGGATGGGGAAGCATCCCTAATGACATTACCGCCCTAATGACCTGCAAGGATAATGAAGCCACGGTTATATATCAGGGTTTTCTCGAACCCACGCGTCATATGCGTTTCCCGTTGCCGATGCCTAACGATGGTTTCAGAAACAAGGTTTCTATCAAAGCTACCTTTGTAGTATCGACCCCTGTAGATCCCGAAGATGCAATAAATTATACAAGAACTGGCGTGGGTATTAGCTTCCGCCCCTCTACAGTCGGTCACCCAGGCTTTCATTCAAACGGCAACGAACGAAGCACACATGAACCAAGGACATTCTTCGGAAAGTCGCAAATTTTTAAAACGGAACAAGAACTGAGGGATGATGCGGCTAGATGGGAGACGGTTCGTAAGCGTATTCAAAATTTTCGAGCTAAAACTCTTAACCGGCCTGTTTTCGATATTGAGCATTTAGCTAGGCAAAATGGTCGCTCTGCTACACGCAGCAATTCTATTCCTTACGCATTAATTGCGACAATCCAAGAAATAAAAAACAACGACTTATACAACAGTATTATTAGGACTTATGGAAACAGACTCAAAGCATTAGAACCGCGCATAGAAATTACTGCAAAAATTTAACTTCTTTACTTTTATCGCAATGCAATTGATGGCCAAAATGAATAATGAAAATCTAACTCAACAAGCTAAAGAACTATCTGACGCAATTACCAAACGCATCAACCGAGCTGACTTTACCAATCTCACAATAAGAATTTCATTTATTTTAGGAGGAGGCCTTGCTGCAACAATTGGTGGACTAATGCCTGCTCCAGCAGTTGGTGAGATCCCCTGGAAGTCAATTATTGGTATCGGCGGTGCAGTACTTACTCTCTTAGGCGGCCTAGCATTACTATTTCTCGAACAAGACCAAACTTCCGATATGGATAAAGCTAGACGTGCAATCGAAACAGCCCGTGTTTATTTGAGCAATCGAGAAGAAATTCAAAGGCAGTTCGATGATATGCGTAAGCTAGACTCCAAACGACGAAGTCTTATATCTGCACTGCAGGCAATGCGAGAAGTTTCAGAACAATCAGCCTACACAGGAGAAGTGGACACAGCTAAGTCACTGAAGGATCTATTCGACGTTTCACTCAATCAATTGTTACCTGCAATGGGTTATCAATCTGGGGAGTTTCATTCAATAAGCGTCTACAAAGTTAGATCTGTTTCTGGTGAAGATGAACTTCTTGAAGGTTTAGTAGATCGACGCTCAAATCGCATCGAAGAAGTCGCACCAGGCCGAACTTGGGCAATGGGCGAAGGCTTCACTGGTGCTGCTTGGCAGCGCAATTCAGAGCTAATAATAGACGACTCCGCTCACCACACAATTAAGTCAGCTTTTTATGTTCCTGATGGCAAGATTAGAGAAGATGATCATGAAAGGTATCGCTCCATAGCTTCTTTTCCTATTCGTGTAGGTACAGAGGGGAAAGTTTGGGGAATTGTAACGATTTCAAGCGATATGGTAGGTAGGTTCAGCACTAATGGGGCTGCAGGTGCAACACAAAATGTGGAAGCTGCGCGGACTGTAGCTGGAATGGTAGCTTTACTCGTAGGGATCACCTATATAAACTCTAAGAAGTTAGGAATCGAGGAAAAGGAGACTTCTGATGATCAAGAGCAGCCAGAAAGCGCTTAACGATCTTGCCTCGATTGATCGTGAGGTTGAAACTCTAACGGTATCAGTAACAAAGCTAAATGACACTCAGAAGGAGCAACGTAACGAGCTCCGCATGCGCATTGATGAACTTCAGCGCCGTCGTATTGAACTTTCTGAGCCGAGGGCATTTAGGGAAGTTTCTGCAATGTTCGGTTGAAATCTCGACAGCAACATAAATCTAGTTCTGATAGTTCGGCGGCGGTGAAGTTATTCTCTCATCGCCGTTTTTATGCAATCGATTAATTAAAGGAAATGGAATTTCCATTCCGACATCTCTCCGTTGTCTTTACAGAGTTATTTGAGGTTAGTAGCCTCATACTGAACGTTGTTGCACTGCAAGCGATCACTATTTTCTGTATTCCGATGAATGGCAGCTTTGGGCTCGAAGCCTTCTAACGCCTACGGCGTATAGAGCTATGAATTCCTGGCCAACAAGGTCTTCTGAAAGTTCACTACAGACAGCAGCAACTCTTGATAGAATCTCTCCAATGGCAGTTCATGGCCCTGAATTTCTAAACTTTCCTGCCACGTAGCAGCGTGACCATGTGCGGACATTCACCTTAGCTTAAGGCAGCACTTGCTGCAGTGAGGCATCAATTTATGATTGATCCCACTCACCTTGTCTCTATGGGTGGAATGGAGACCTTCGCTGCGATGCAGCTGGATTGGCCTCCTAAAGTCAGAAGCTGACCTTAGCTCCATCCGATTTGCGAATGATAGCGTTAGTTCTAAAGAATTTCTGCTTCCCTATAGAGAACATTTCTTCAGAAACGCAATGGCTTCTCTTCGATAGTAATTGGCAACGTACTCAAGCTGTCGCTTTTCCTCTATGGTGCCAAGGTCAGCACGGTGCGCATGTTCCGATATGCCCTGAGACAGGCGACGCATAATGTGCTTTGGCACATCTTCTCTCTTAGCGCGTAGCTTTTGAGTATAGACACCAGTTATTACGTATGGCCGGCGCTGATCCTCCGGTCCGTAGGTTTCGATTTGAGCAAGGCAAAGCGCTTCAGGCAAGTATTTACCCCAGTGCCCATCGAACAATTGGCTCACTACGCTTTCAGCCTCGAAGGGCAGTACCGGATAAAGCGTTCCGACATATGCGCGAGCATTACCAAATGTGAAACGCCCTGCGAGTTCATGCCATGAAACGCACGCATTGTTGATGACGATAGGCGACCCACCGCCGGCGAGGCTGGCAAGCACTGGCATGTAATTGTTATCGTGCATTGCCATCGCTGCCGATAGTTTAACTCGAGCTAAAGGCTCTTTGGATACGGGCTTAAAATCGTCGGTTCTAATCCGCTCCCCATAGTCGTTGATAGCCGTTCCGATATAATGATTTTCCTTCGCAACGGGATCACTCCAATCGACACCGTCAAGCGATTGAAAGTAGTTAAACCGAGTCACTTGAAGTTTATCAGGATCATCAGATCGGCTGACGCCAATTGCCTCGTCCACAACAAGGTTACGATCGATACCCTCACTATCTCTATATTCATAGGTGCAACGCCATCCGGGAGCATCACCGCAATGCGTTGCGAATAAAAGAAGATCGTAAGGAAAATGGTCAACCATATCCGTGATGCTTCTTACGTCTGCGGCCCTTCCGCGATACGCTCGCACTAACATTGATCGTTTGGGCAATTCTTTTAATGCGGCATCGATTTCGGGAGCCGTCGTTTTCTGTGGATCGACCAGAACGGCAACATTTACACCACGGGATGCTTTTTGTTCTGCGGCAAAACCATTTGCTACAGAAACCCCACAATCGGGATAAGTGAAGATATGTGTCGAGGGCTGGGTTGGAAAACCAACGCCAAATGGCAGTTTCTTAGTAAAAAATGTTAGAGAGGAAACTCCAGACGTCTTGATCTCGCCACATAACTCGCGGAGCTGCGTTTGTAGCTGTTGGCGCTCCTCACCGTTTTCAGACTGATAAAAATCCTCGAGTAGTCTTCGGGCAATTTCATTGGCTACCTTCGGGATGATTGTAAGCCCAGCCCCTAGGGAATATGCGTAATTGGCCGCAATGATTTCTGACATTGGCTCGCCCGCCTCGCACACCACATGATGCCTGCTTGGCCCTGCAATAGAAGGTATCGTAGAAGAAACGTCATCGAACTCGATAAGACGCCCTTCATAAAGGGCTCGAAGAAGCCCTACACCAATATTGTTTCTACCCCATCTGAGACGGTCATTGTTGAGCAGCCACTTCGAGGCTAATGCCTCAACCTCATTGTCAGCGCAACGTCCTACGACATTTTGCGGCAATTGGGTGGCCATTGCGCTTTCTTGGGATGTAGAAAGGCCCGATAAGATGACCTTGTTGGCATTGATCCGCGCAAGCGCATTGTTTCGGCGTATCACCTCAGCCTGTGCATCATCTCGTGCCAACCTTGGACCATCTAATACTGCCAAATAGTGGTGCCGACGCGCAAGTGCCGAAGTTAGGCGCGCAGCCAAAACCGCGTCATCAGAAACGATGGCAGTACCGAGGAGTTTGGGAGAACGCATTACCATATATGGATGGCCTTATAAAATTTTTGTGCCAATATGTGTCGCTCAGATCAGCACTGTCAGGTCAGAAAAGGGCGATTTATCGGCGTTATTACTTGAGTATTCGCGCCACATTCAGTTTCGCATGTAGCCTAGGGCTTTCGAACAGCTCATGCGCCGCATTAGATTGTTCATTCACAGATTAGGCCAATTTCCCGACATTCTTGAAATAATCATCAATCTCCAAAACCTAATTCCTTATAGTACAACCCTGAGAGTACCATGTATCAACAACGGTCATTTCGTTCGAAGTGTTGAACGAATTAATCTAATCCGCTTCAAAGTAGCCATTCAAGTGGCGGGGGCGAAAGGTAGTAATGCGAAAGCTGCACCTCAGCACCAGATCCACTAGCGAAAGGCAGCAATTGGGCCGGAAGAAGTTATTGAGGCGTACTCGCCTCAATAATCGGCTTGTGTTTTGGAGCCCAACTGTTCAACCTTTGATGGAACCGCTCGAAGGTCAGCAATTGGCCTACGTTACGTGATACCTGCGGACATTCGCTCTAGATTTAGTCACTCAACATCTCGCTACGCCCACAAAGTTCAACACAACGTTGGTTGACTACTATAGCCTTGTGGCTCGCCGTTATTGTTTTTGAGTTACGCCGCAGATGCCACAAATTAATCTCTATCTGCCCAAATGGAACTAGCTAGACGCGAGGCACGTCGCACCCGAAGAGCTGCCCATAACGAGACTTGGCAGCCAATGAAGCCAGTCCAGGCAATCAAGAACTGGGCTCCATTCGGTTCAGTCGCCGCTTCATACGCGAAAAGAAGAGAACAGATGGAGCCCGCAGTCACCAAAACAACAAAGCCGAACCAAGCATGCCTTGTTACACCATGAAACCGATTAGATAGATGAGGAGCAAAAACACTGGTGTTTCGAAAGAATGAGTTTTGCATAGTAACCCCCTAATAAGTACCTCTATCGGTTACCGTGAGATGCACTACTCAAAAAATAAACCCATAGATCTTATAAAAATAAAAGTTACCTACATATTTAATATTATTTAGATTTCAACAATATTCACAATTACGTTATTTGAAGAACAAACAAATACACAAATATTACTAAACCATAACTGACCACCAATTATCAGATAAGCTTAATCAGCTTAGGTTTCTGCATGAATTAATGCTATCCCCGCCGCTGGATAGCGCTTTATTTAAATAACTACAATTGCACCATTTCTTAAATTCAGGGCACGACTTTCTTTGTAGATGATTTGATCACATGCTTGCTCTGTTATCGGCTTGACCTCCAAATTATTGCAAACATGCACACTCTCCTCATAAGACAATTCTCTCAGAATGACCAAGGCATGATTGATTGCCTCTTCTTCATTTGCCCCAAGTCCCAGAATAGACGTTCTATAAACCGCAACAAACATGAAAAACTCCTATAAATAACGTGTAAAAAATTTCACACGTATGCATTAGGAACTGATCGCAGCCATTAAGTTACTGGTGAGAATAAGAGGCGAGATAGGGCGGATTCATTTGCTCTCTATTTTGATAGACACTAATCCGTTTCCTCAAATCACGTCATGCGAGTTATTCAATACATCACAACCTATGAGATTAATTGCCCTTAGCTATTATTTAGCGAAAAAGAGCAGCTTGCGATAATTGGTTCAGACCAACATTGTCCGATCAAACGTCATCACCTTTGAGGTCAATTATGTATAACTTCACCAGACCAACTTGTGCGGCGACTGCAATCATTTATCTGGTTGAATTACATCAAGCAGACTTGATGTTTCATGCTGATGATAGCCCTCAAGAGTGCGTATTTGGCAGAGAAATCTCATCAGAAACACTAGAAGTGATGGACCAGTATATGCAGAGAACCCATACATATTTGGAAGATCCGCACGTAATCATCTATGAGCTAAGTAGATCGCCGGACGATTACTGAGACACGATCCAATTCACCTCTGGCTCTTTAAGCAAACATGCGATTTTAATCTTTTTTGTCAATCCTCCAGCCGCATATCACAGCGCCAGCCAAATGGAATTGTCTCATCTCTTTTTTAGAACTCTCGGATCTCCAGTAAGGACGATCAGTACCGCTCGGTCAATCAGCACACGACTTATCGCGTTCATAGTCTTGCAGTTGCTTTCGTTTCATGCGGTTGTCCAAAACTCGGTTCCACACCATGAAGAACGCAGCAACCACAGTCAGGATAATGAGCAGTGCCTGAAAGAACGGCTCTAGGAAGTTGGCCCAGTTTTGGGCTATCCAAGCTGCTAGAAAGGTCAGTGCTGTGCCTGTCTCTGATTTCTGCATCTTAGCCTCATTCAAGGATATGGATCTTCTGGTGAGTAAACTGTGGTCACAACTCCAAACTAGAACGCCTTAAGCTTCGTTAGTCGAGACAGCGCCCTCACGCTGCACAAACGCCTGTTCTCCCTGCACGGGATAGCTGTTCGGCCACCGGATATCCAAGAGCCGCCGCTTTGAGACTTTCGTGATTGTGACTGCGTTGGACTGGTTCCCACCAAGCACGTGATAGTGACCTGCACTTTCGGAGACATAAAACCCGACATGCCCTTTCCAGCCGCGAGGACTTCCACGCCAGAACACGAGGATGGAACCTGGTACTGGTTTATCTAAACGCCTGCCGTATTTAGCCCATTGGCGAGATCCTAAAGGGTTGGTGGGCTGGGTATCAGATACAAGGCTCATGCAATGGGCAACGAACAGGCCGCACCATGGGGTTTCATCGGTTTGGTAGGAGATACCTAATTTGCTCGCCCAGCCCATGATCCTTGGATTGTGCGTTGGTCCCGAGATCTCCTTGGTTCCCAGCAGTCGACGCGCCTCAACCAACCATGGTGGCTCACTGCTTTTGATCGCCTTGATTTTGGAGCTAAGCCAATCCTGATAAGCAGCTTCAGATAGCCTGCCCCAATCTCCATCGGGCTTGCCGGGATTGAACCCGAGATCCTGCAGCATTTCCTGAGATTCAAAGTCTGGTATCCGTCCCATGATCACCTCACAAAAAAGGCTCCCTATGGGAGCCGTAGCTGCGCATATCGCGCTGTTTCAGAAAGAGATTTTTTGATTAATTGGCTACGCGATAAACAATCACATCAAACCCACCAGACAGACCGCTTATGCTTCCCGCGCTGTTCAGCCTCAAACCGTTGAGCGAAAAGCTCGCCTTGGATTTGACGTTCATCCCAACAATGTTGATGTAACTCAAGTTACCTTGTGTGGTTCTTTGACCGACCACCTGAACGACATAACTTGTATCTGGCTGAGGTGTTCCGAAGGTGTAGGTAGCTCCAGAGCGAGTAAGATTAAAGGACGCATCGTCCCCGATGTTGGAGTACAGCGCCACGACCTGAGGCTTACCTACCAGCGTATTCAATTTCGCAGAGTTTAGTTTGGGATCTGTGACAGCCTTGCTCTTTAGCTTGCCAGTACTCACTGAGCTGTCAGTCAAGTCATTCATGCCAACTTTTGATGAGGTTGCAAGCGCTCCCAAACCTAGATTGGATCGAGCTGCTGACTTACTCGCAACATCACCAAGGTTATTTGCCTTATTGAGAAAATCGCTTGTGTCTGGTGTCGCCAAGATCCAATCACTGTCATCCTCTGAATAGACCTTCATCTTCTTCTCGACAGAGTGAAAGCAAAGCATACCGTCTTTGAGTGGACCACCTTGATTGTCGGTAGATGGATTCACATTGAACGAACCAAGATAGAGCTTGTTGAACCGCTGGAACGCTAACTCGGAAGCCTGCTCGACTGCGGCCTCAAGGTTGCTCAATGCCTCCTCAGCAGCTTGCTTTGCTGTTTGAGCCTGATTACGAGCAGCTATTGCAGCTTGCTTTGCTGCCAGCACCACCGCCTCGACATTAGCCGGGTTGAGAAGCACGTATCCATCCTGCCCCGGAAACACCGCGACCATTGCTGGGTAACCAGCTTGCAGATCATCTTCGCTCAGCTCATTACCAAGGCCGTTGCGAACTGACTTTTCGACGCCCTCAACCGTGATTGTTACAGCGCTAGTATTATTGTGTGCAGGCACAAAGAACGCCAACTCAACCGCTGACAAACTGACGCCCAAACGAAGCTCAGCGGTAATCGCGTTACCGGTCCCCCCGATATTGACCAGTCTCGTGATACTGTCGGCAAGGTCGCGCACATAGTTCCAAGTGTTACCGAGCCACTGGTAGTAACCACTCAAAGCTTGGTTTGGATCTCCACCCACAATAGCCGGGGTGTAATCCGGCTTATTAGTGACCGTATCCAACTCAGCTTTGGTTTTTACAATCACTGCACCAAGCGCTGCGGCGATTTCCATTTGCCCCAGGTAAGCAATGATTTCTTCTTTTTTGGGCTTGTGCGGATCTGTGCTTTCAAGTCCGAGAGTCTCACGCGCACGCCAGACGAATTCCTTGGTAAGGAAGTTCATTGCCAACTCCATTTTGAGAGGAAATTAAACCGCAGCTATAAGAACAGTTGAGCTAGACCAATCGCTATTTTGCCCAAAAACAGAGCGTGTGCGCATGCGGAAGCGATATTCAACACCCGATGTGAGGCTGTCGGTTTCAATGGTCTCTTCACCATCATTGGCCTGCGCATACTTGGCAGCACCACCGCTGGTTTTCACATATTCCAGCTCATAGGTGAGCGCCTCGGAGAGCCGTGTAAAACTTGCTTCCGCGATAGTACTTTGCCCCTGCTGCTGCATTTGAATTGAGAAGCTATCAACACTCGGGATTGCCTCAGATGCAATACGCTTGGGAGGATCACCTTTTTCGCCCTCATCTTCAGGCTCATAGGCAAACGGGTCTCGCGGAATAACCATCGCCTCGAACACATGCTGGAACGTATCCAGATCCAGAGTGGGAGTACCGTCTAACTCAAGATAAGCATCGATAAGATGTGGTGGATCACTGATCTTGATGAACCTTCTTAAAGGCACCTCTTGGGATGCGAAGTAGTCGCATTTCACACGCACACGAGGTGAATTCACCCGAATAGCTTTAAGCGCTTGCAAGCGCCGCATGTGATTATGGCGCTGCACGCAATCATTATCGACAGTACGCGACTTGGGATCGTCTTCCTGAACATATGGATCGCCTTCAATGACTGCATCATCTTCAACATAGTGAAGCTCAGGATTGACCCAGAGACCACGCACCGCCTTGACGCTGGAGGCTGCATTGCGGTTTGGCAAGAACTCAATATCAACGATATCATCTGTTTTCAGGTGAATATCAGGCTCGACCCATTCCCCAGCATGAACGGCAACCTTTCCATCTGCATCGGTATATAGAAGCAGCTCGCCTGCCTCATCAAGCATCCGGCCAACCTGAGTTGGATCGTTGTTTTCGCGGCCACGGAAACCGCCATGATAACGCGGCTCCATATCACCTTTGATGTTCTCAACCTGCTGATCGCAAACGTCCGCAGCATAAGCCCAACTATCAAGATTGATCTGCGAGATCTTCAAAGCATTTCCATAAGGGGCAAGAAGATAGTCAAGCCGTATGAGAGCAAGGTTTTCGCTAAATCTGACCTGCCCATCTCTGGGATCGAAAATCTTCTTTCCGCGAATGGTAGAGGATAGTGTTGGGTAGCCATGCGGGTAAACCGTTCGATGACGCCGGGCACTCACGCTCTTACACACCATCAAAACACTGGCGATATTGTCGCCGCGATGATCATCACTCCAGATATCATCGAACTTGTCCACCAGCTGCGAATAAGGAACACCGACCTGCGTCCCAACGCGCTCAATAAGCATCACCTTGGCATCACCACCAAGACGATAATACTTGGATGCCTCCTCATCATTACTCAGCGACTTGGTGACATTGCCATCTGCATCAATCTCTACAGGATCATCACTCAGGAAGTGCGCGACAAAGCCATCAATCTCATGGGACGCATAGGCAATCACCATATAAGCCGTACCGCTGCGCTCTTCCAAAAACGTCATGTCGCCTGCAATACGCACAGTGCCATATTGATAGGACCGCGATGGCACATTTTGCTTTTGCACCACCTTGCCATCAGCTGCACTTGGAATAGGTGCAGCATTGTCTTTTCTCTGCTGACTGCCAAGCAGGGCATTCACACCCAGCCCAATACCAGCGGAAAGGCCAACTCCAATAATCCCAACACCAATTGAGGACACCGCAGCCCCCGCAAGGATCGCTTGCGTTGCAACAGAGGCCCCAACGAAGGCCGCGCCATTTGACAGAACAAACGCAACAGCAAAAGCAGCAGTAGCAGGCATCAGACACTCCAGATTTTAAGAGCAGGCGCGTGAATAGCTTCAAAGCCCGAGTTCCAGTGAACTTGCCAGTGCTCACCATCCCAGATCGCACCCCACTGCCTGAGAGGGGAATGAAGGCTGCCGATCACGCCAATATCGCCAGTCTTTCTGGTTTGAACCTCATTCAGGCCCGCAATATCTGCACACCTGCCAACCAGCTCTAAAGCACCGCCAGCTTCAATAATCAGCTGTTTCATCTGCTTTTCTGTTGAGTAAGTGCCGCGCAAATGAACGGCCCCATCAGGGTATCCATTGGCACTCACCCAATCAGCAAGAACGAGGCAACAGTCAGCCGTGCCCGGATCAAAAGACAAGCTTTGCCGATCTGCCAGCCAAGCCTCCAAAAGACTTATGATCGCGGCCATGGGATTGTCTGCTCACTCATCAAGGTAATGCGCTCACACGACAAGTCAGGCGGTAGATCTGGATTGACCTTGAGCGAATAAGCTCGTTGATCAGAATCCGACAGCACTGCGTTGCGCCGTGATTTACGAGCATGAAAAGCATTGCCCACGACCAAGGTCACATTATGCAGAATTTGAGGCTTGTCTCGATCATTCACCGCCCGCTTGCGGAACTTCAGGTCGATCACCTCGCCCGTGAACTTGACGATTGCTCCTGGAGGCAAAGGCTGGAAATATTGATCACAACTCTGGAGCAGGATTTGCACCTTTGAGCCGATGACATCACTCTCCTGCGTCTCCTCATAGGCCAGATCGGCAATTTGCTGATCGACACCGGATAGCCCCATGTCCATCGTGGTCGCCTCACCAGAAAACGCATATTGGATCGTTGTTAAGGCAGAGGCCGGAAGCACCCCGGCAGGTCGCCAGTGATTTCCATCCCTATCAACGTAAGGATGAGAGCCAAACCAGAAGCGAGCTGTTCCAGTCGGAAAATGCATCGCCACAAGGATCATGATGCTTCGAAAGGTCATGGAGCAGACGCCTCATCCCAATAGTCAATAGCCTCGACAAAGTGCACGCTCTTTCTGGTAAAGCTTGAGCTACCGAAGTTCAGATCCAACTCACTGTCACTGGCAAGCTTCATGAGGCAGCTCGGCTCTGCCACATTCAGCAGTGCACCCGCCGGGATCTTTGCTCGTACAGCCGGGAAAATAGGTACCCGCACCACATTACCTTCAGCCTCAATAATCGGCCCAGTGTTATAGAGCGCATGCAAATAACTGAAATAGATCCCGGACAGCCTCAACCCACTTTGCAGTCCGCGAAGCTTAAGCACTGTTGCCCCTAAATATGCCTCTTCTTCCAACTGCACAAAAGCAGGTTCACTCTCATAGGAAGTTCCATCGCTGAACTCCGTTCCATCGGCATGAGGCACATAGGACCGCGCCTGCTTTGCAAGTTTTTGTACCCGTGAAGTCACATGAGAAACAGAAACGATCACAAGTCCCACTTGCCCTTGCAAGGCGACCTCAATCCCGTTCCAAGCTTCTTCTTGGCGCAGATCGCGCCTGCGCAACACGATATTGGGGATGACAGCTCTCCAGAAACCCAAGTCCGTCCGTGTAACCAACTCACGCCCACCAAGTGTCATCCCACCAGTGTTGGTAGTTGGTCGTTTTCTGAAGGTTGTCTTTCCTTGGCTGGGAAGCAGAGAATGGGGCCAATGGATCACATTAGTCACGGAAGCCACCTCCCCGTTCCTGCTCATACATACTGAAGTCACCGACAGTATATTCACGGCTATTTTGGGTCGCCGCTTCAATGATCATAGGTGCCGCTTCCTTGACCACGTTTCCGGACACACTCTCAATCCGAGCTTCCAGATCAGGGGTAACTTCAAGGATCACGCGAGAAACCATCTCACCGCCCCCACCGCTAGATTGAGGAAGCTTGTGGAACGGAGTGATTGTTGCCGGACCTTCGATCAGCTCAGGAACACCGCCCTCACCCGCAATCCCCCATTTACCAGCCCCTAGGTTGCCCCCTTCGGCAAAAAAACCACCAAAGCTGGAGAGCAAGGTTGAAATGATCCCAACAATGTTGCCGCCACCACCAACTGAGCTGGTCATGCTGGACACAGAAGACTGCAGCAGCATCTTGGCAATCCCCTTGCCCATATTCCCAAGCACATCAACAAACCGCTCACCTTCAAAGATGACATCTGTTAGTGAGTTGGTGATGGATTGATTGACGCTTGCCATCATGCGGCTTTGCCGCGTCTGTTCTTCAATCTTACCTGTTAACTGGGAGACCGATTTTGACCGTGCCTCAATCTCTTCGCGAAGTGTCAGTCCGGTTTTCACAGAACGCTCATCGAGATCCAAACCTTGCTGCTTTGCCATATCAAGCAGCTTGTATTTTGTGGTGAGCGCTGCGACTTCCTCACGTGTACGGCCAAGCATCTCAATTCGGCGCTCAAGAGCCGTGACCTCCTGATCACCCATCCCAAGAACATCCGGCCCCTTGTTGGCCGCAGGTCGTAAAGCCTCCTGAAGCCGAGCCTGTTCGCGAGCCATGCGGATGTACTCTTCGCGCTCTTTAGCAAGCTGAGTTCCACCTGTTGGCCCGACCTGCTGTGCAAGCGGATTGACAGTGCGATCAAATTCCAGAGCGGCCAAAGCGCCAGCCCGAGACACCGGATCATCTTTGTATTTTAAGCGTACCTGAGCATCTTCCAGCGAAGTCAAACCATTGCGTTTCATGGCCTCCATCGCATCCGCTGCACGGCTGATTTCATTGGCCATTGTGGTGGCATCAGCTGATAGACCTTTAAGCTCCACCCCATCAGTGGCCGTTTTCAAACGCTTAGTTGTGCTGACCGACTGGCGAGCAATGCTTTCCACCCGCGCCAGTTCCTTGCCTACCTCTGCCAGCTTCTCATCAGGAAGCTTAGTCAGAATCTCACGCATTTTTGCAAGCGCTTCAGAGACGCGCTCCATATTCCCGCTTGCTCTTGCATCTTCAAGAGCAGCCATTTCAGTAGCCCAGATTTTCACGAGATCTGAGGAAGCTTCCAACTCTTGGTTGAGATCTTTAAGTGTGTTCTCGACACCTTCAAGCCCGATAGCATCAATTGATCGGGACTGACTGAGAGGATCACTCAGCTGCGCAATGCGATGTTGAATAGCCTGATACTTCTTAAGCTTGAGATCCAGCTCAGCAAACGCATTGTTCCCACCCAGAAAATCATCAAAGAAGGTGTCCAGAGCCGTATCAGTTTTTGTCTGTGCAGCCTTGGAATCCAGCTCTGCTAACGCAGCCACCAGATTGAGTACAGCGCTTGTAACCTCGCCGTACTTGTCTCTGATGTTCTCCAATCCATTCTTTGAGTAGTCAGCAATGGAACTATTAGCTCTTGAGATCGCACTCTCAGCTTCATTGAACGCCTTGGTGAAGGCATCAACTTTCTTGCTGGCGCCTTCTGCATTGTCGCCCATGCTCAAGAGGACACCTGCAAGAGGGAAACCAATCCCTGCAATCACACCCAGAACAGGCATTAACAAGCCGACAGTACCGGTCAAAGCTCCAAAACCAGCAATCAGCTGCGGGATCTGCTGCCCCATAACCCGCATAGGGTCAGTGCCCATCTCGAACTGCACCGCCATATCAGCAACCTGATTTGACGTGTTCTGGATTGCGAAGCGGCTACCTTTGGAGACGTTAAGGAAGCCCTGCATCTCCTTACCAGCACCTTGAGAGGCTTTCCCGATCTTGCCAAAGTTATCGTTCATCCCGCCAGCAGATGCCTGAAGTTTCGCGAATTTCTGTTGCGTTTGCTCCAGTTGCTTCTGAAGCTTTTTGTTCTCCGCAGCCATCCGATTAGATGACTTAACCGCAGCAGCCGCGGAACGAGACATCTGATCGTGGAACTTCTTATAGGTGACCTCAAGAGGGATAGTCAGGCCAGAATTCTTTCCCATCAATCAAAACCCTTCAATGCCCAGTTCCCGAAGCTCTTCATCTGAAAATTCACCGCTGGGGTTCCCAGATTTGCCACCATGGACCTCATTGTAACCCTCTACGCAGGCCACATATTCCCACAGGCTCATCTGATCGATTTCTCGTGGAGTGAAGCCTATTGCGGCTCCTCGTTTGTAAAACTTGGAGAACTGCCAGAGTTCTCCTGTTGCCTCACCCCTGCCTGCTCCCCCACGGGATCATCATCCTCGCCCACGAGTGCATTGGTCAGGATCTCAATCGCAACAGGTTTGAACTCCAACACCCCATGCATTTCAAACAGATGCAGAACCATGGGCCCCGCCTCTTTGTTTGGCATCCCAGCACCGATCAAGCCTTGGCGAATGGTCTCAATCAGATCGTCAATAAACCAAGTCCCTGTCGTGATGCGCAGGAGGATGACTTCAGGGCCAGCATTGCAGTTCTTCTGCAACGCACGAAGCTGACCGATGTTCAGCACAAACTCGTGCTGACCACCGATCCATTCAATGTTTTTGGCTTCCATAGATCAGGCTCAGGCTTTGTTTTCGATTTCAGGAGTGCCGACCATATTGATCTCAATAGTTTTCGTAACGCGCCCCTTACCATCAGAACGCGCCTGAGAGAGCTGAGACAAAATTGCAGGAGCCTTCTCCCATTCAGGATCGCCAGATGCCGCTTTTTTGTTCCCAAGACGTACCGGAAGCTGTTTTGCAGAATAAAACCAGTTCATCATCTTGCCGTGAGACTCCTGCGCCCAGGTTCCTTCTGCCGAAACAGAAACCTTCACAGAACGCACATCACTCAAGATCTCATTAGGCTTGCTCTCATCATCGCAATCCACGACCTCGGTCTCATCAACATTCGCCTGCCGCTGGATCGTAACACCCTTAAGGCCGCAAACTCTGGCGTAGTTACCATCTTCCGCAAAATCGACCTCAAGGACCATCTCCTCAAAACGCTCTGTTGTCGGCTTAGTCATGACAAACCTCCTTCGCTAGTGAACTTGGATTTCGAATGTGAACTGCAAAATTCCGTGCGTTACGCCCTCTTCTGGATCTGGAACAATCCGCTGAAGCTCTAGCTCGGTGAGCACGTTGCCAAAGGAAGGAAGAGGAAGCTCAGCACCGCTGAGTACATTGCGCACCGCTCGCAAAATCTGCTTTGCATGCACTCTGCCGGGTTTCTTTGACCAGCAATCAATTTGAAGTGTGATTTCTTCTATGGTGAAGCAGTCGTGATGATCCTCAGATTCATCTTCAGGGCCAAGGCTCACATAACCTTGCTGATCCCCCCAAGGCGCTCCATCAGAGGAAGCTTTAGTGCTGTCATAAACACCGTGCACCACCTCCATGAGCGCAGCGTCTCCCGTCAAAGCAGCAATCACTGCCTGCTGAAGCTCCAGATCTGGATTAGCCATCATTCAGAACCTTGATTGCCTTGTTGATGCGACGGGTAATCAGTGACTTCGCCGCCCGACGCTGTGAGCGGTAAACGGGATAGAAAAATGGATTGGCTTTGCGATCTTTGGTTCCGAACTCTTGGATCAAAGCATTTTGGAATTTGATGCCGCGCTTGTTGGTGACCATTGTGCTGGCGTTGCCTGCATAAATCACAATGCGAAGACCGCGCTCAGATGATTTCACTTTCCCAACCACCATGGCACCTTCAGGTGGTTTACCCCACGTCCAACCGATACTTGCAAGCAGTTCGCCCTCATCTTTGGGAACCAGCAGGCGCATGTACTGGACGATACGCTCTGCCCCTTCCTCCATAGCTTGCCGAGCAGCGTTCTTGACGGCATCCGGCAAGATTTTGCGCATGAACTGCCGAAACTCTTGCTCACCTTTAACCATCGATATCACCGCTTTCACAGGTCAGTTCAAAATAGAGCTGGTCATCTGTCGGGATCTTGCTGCGAATTGCGTAGATGGTACCTGAGAGAAGATCTTTCATACGCCAACTGGTTTGGATCGCCTCAGTATCTGGAGAGCGCCAGATAGTGACCACAGTCGGCTGAATACCTTCAAGGCGAGCACCAATCACGCGCTCCCCACCGCGAAGAAACTTAAAGTGTGCTCGTTCTTCAAAACGAGGTTCGTAATCAGAGACATGGTTGCCGTAACCATCAGACTTTGACACCAAAGCCTCAAAGGCAACGACCTCCCGCATTGGTTTGCTAGTCATCCGGCAAGGTTCCTATAGGGAGCCATCATGATCTCATAAGCAGGAGGTGGAGGAGCATCACCACCCCGGCTGGTGTAGAGCGCAAACACATGCATGCTCAAACACGTCTTGATCGGCTCAGGAATTTCATCGGGAAAATCGACTTTGAGATCCCGCCGCAGATGTTGCGCAGCAAACCCCTCAGCCGTGCGAATAAACGTCAGGAGGAGATCGTCATCATGACCATGTGAGATGGCCAGATGACGCTTCGCCTCTTCCAGCTCGATCAAAGGCAAAGTTAGTCTCCATCCTCTTCGGATTCTTCCTCCCCTGCGTCTTCATTCGCAGGTCCAGTCAGATCGAGATACTTGATACTTTCCGCCTGCACTTGCTTGGCAGTCAGTCGCTTCAAAGGCGCATCATCACCTTCCATCAATGGCTTGACGACTTTTCGGGTTTTGGCGTCTTTTTCATTGACCTTGTAGACACAGCCAAACCGGAAGGTACCAAGCACCGTATGGCGTGTTGAGTTCACTTTGACGTACATGCTCATTCTCCTGAAAAAGGCTCTGCAATCAGAAGATCGCAGAGCCAGTTGGTGGCCTCGGTTATTCGGGTTACGCGAAGACGAAGTTGCCCTTCACCATCGCCGCAGCACGTTTGATCGCCAGAGCAACCCGTTTACGACCCTTCATGGTCAGCATGTCTTCAATGAAGTTGGTGTCGTGCTCGGAAGAAATGAGCACTTCGGTTTCCTGACGGTCATAATAAGTTCCCGCCATCGCCAGATCGCCAGTCAACCATTCACCGGCTGACATGGTATTGGATTCCACCACATCCTTACCCCAGAGCATTGGAGTGCTCATTGAGCCTGGGTTGCCGAAGATGTATCGTTTCTGATCATCTTTCAGGAGGTCAATTGCGGCCCAATCAGTCGGGTTCATGACGAAGGAAGTTGCAACGTAATCCGCTAATGCGACCTGCAATATGGCAAGACGCAGACGATCAATTCGCGTGGCATTAGGTAGGCCATTAGCAGCAGCAAATGCCACAGCCTCTATCAAAAGCCCCTTCAGGTTTTCCCCCTGTCCATCACCAGCAAGGATCTGCTTTTCTTCTTCCAGATCCAGACCATAGCGAAGCTCTGAATCGATCTCCGTTTGCAGGAAGTCGGAATCTGCCAGAGCTTCCTCTGTGATATTGGTGACATGGGCAATCTTTTTGACTTCAGAGGTCGCCTTCTCCCAACCAAAGCTGGATTCCGGCATTGTCCCCTCTTCGGCAACCATCGCCGCCTTACTGTCACGCACTGTCTGCTTTCGGTACTTCACCAAATCAGAACTGGTTTTGCCCTTGGTCAGCAAATCCCGGATAAGCAAGCGACGCCGTGGCATGCGGATCGGATCACGTTCCTCTTCATGGTAGATCAATCCACCAGCAGAACCAGCCGCAGTGGTGATTGCATTGGAGACAGTAATGCGCAAATTACCTCGTGCACCACCGTCAGCAAAAGCCTTGATCCGTTCATCTTCCGCCACGAATGCCTGACCCAATGTCATCACTGGAGCAGGTCCGCCACCACCGATACCCTCAGCCACCTGCTGGGAGATCTCCAAAGTCTGGCTCTTGATACCTTCCAGAGCATTTTTCAACTCAGTGACCGAGTTGCTCAAAGCTGTCTGCTCAGTCAAAAGCTTGTCAGCTTTCTCTTTGGTTTCCTGAGAAACCTCGCCTGATTTCTTAGCCTGATTGAGAGCATCCTCTGCTGTAGATTTTACTTTATCAGTAACCTCATCAAGCTTCTGATTGACTTTTTCCAGCAGCGCTTCAGTGGTCATAGTGTCATTTCGAACCGAGCCAACAACAGCATCAGGACGTGCAAAAGCGAGTGCCGCCAAGCAAATGGCGGGCATAAGTGCCTTCTTCATAAAATTTCTCCGATTAGATGGAATTAATCTTGTCGAGGAGGTCTTTCACTCCTGGATGAACGGCAGCGCCAGACTTGCCGTTTGGAGCAGCGCCAGACGTGCTCCCTTTCAAAGCCGCGCACAATGAGCGACGTTTTGATTTTGGAATGTTGAGCCGTACCAGGAGAATATCGAGTTCTTTTTGCGCTGCATTCGGCGACGGTTTGCGAGAGACCTGTGTTGGTTCATTTATTGCTTCGTCAGCAGCTAGTAAGGCATCTGCAAAACCTTGTTCAACGGCACTCTCACCATTTATCCAAGTCTCTTTATCAAGCTGGGCTTCCAGTTCTTTTTCCAAGATACTGGTCCTTGCATGATAGATGCTCACAGCCGCAGCATCGAACGGCTCAAGCCAGTCGGAAACCTCACGGAAAGCATGGCGATCACCACATGCACACACCCAGGTGTTATGGATCATGAAGAATGCAGCTCGACCAATCTGAATTTCATCAGCTGCCATAGCAATGATAGAGGCTGAAGAGGCCGCAAGTCCCAGCACTTTCACCGTCACCTTGGCTTTGTGCTCACGCAGCAAGTTATAGATGGCCAACCCTTCGAAGAAGTCCCCGCCTGGGGAGTTGATCGAAACAACAACATCCTTCTCGCCAATGTTTCGAAGAGCTGCAGCAATTCGCTTTGCTGTAACGCCGTCATACATCCAGCTCTCCCCAATGGGATCAAGGATGGAGATAGAGTTCTCATTTTCTGAACTACTCGCCACTTTCAGGTCAGGATTCCACCGCTGCAAAACACTATCAGTAATCGTACTTTGAAGACCTTGCCGTCCGGACAAAGGCACAGTTGGCAAATTACGAAGGCTCATTTGTCTTCCTTTCCAAGCAAGTCCACCAATCCCATAGAGGTTTGAACCACCAGCTCATCACTGTTGCCACCACGTCGTGGCAGATTGAGCTTGTCGCGGCCCTCATCACCAGACATGAAACCACCCATCCGCATTTTGAGAAGGAAGTCGCCCTTGGCCTTACTGTCCATTTGCAACATGGCTTCGCGGTTATATTCCACGTACCAGCGCCCACGTTTTTCAACGGGAATGAGATCTTTCAGGATACGCGCTTCATTTTTGATAAGTAGCGGATTGATACCAAGCGAGAGCCAGGACAACATCACCGCTTCAACACCACTGCCCCACATGGTCTGGCCATCTGCTGAATGCCCGATCACAATCGGTGGAACACCGAACCACCTGCAAACATCTTCAACGCTAAAGCGCCGTGTTTCTAAAAGCTGCGCATCTTCAGGGTTCAACTGGAGTTGTTGAAACTTGAGGCCAGATTCCAGCGTAAGGGTTTTGCCCGCTTTGCTCGATCCAATGAATTTTTCCAGCAATGTCTGAAGTTGGGTCCGCTGCTCTGCAGTGAGCTTTTGATCGGAGGTCAAAACACCTGCAGCCATCATGGAATTTGAAAATACACTGCCTGCCGTATCATCTGCAGCTAAAGCAGCACCAATAGAATTCGCCCCATACTTGATCGCCGACATGCCAAGACCGTCACCACCTCCAAAACCACGAAGATGAAACACTTTGTCAGCAGGCAAGTTAGTGAACTTACCTCGATCACGGACGTTATACTCCAGCTCGCCATTTGCTTTTCGCTTGGGAGTAACATTGAGCAAAGGACGCAGACCAACCAGCCCTTTCCCCACAAATAGCTTCTCTGCAAACGCATTGCCGCGCAGTGTCATATGCGCAGTCATTCCCTCCCAAAACTCAACGGCTGTTTGCTCGCGATTTGGGCTTTCAGATAGGATTGAGGATAAGTCCTCCTCAATTTTGATCCTGCTATCACCCTCACCCTTTTCATACAGAGCCAAAGGCAATGTGGAGAGGACTTGCGAGGTTTTTCGTACACAATCCCAGACAGCAGAAACAGTCATTGCCGTCGATGCATTCACTGATTTTCCGGCAGAAGAGGAATGACCGCCCGTAGACCAGGCATCTCCACCATTGAGGTTGATCCATCCAGACTGGCCTGCCTGCAACTCTTGCCTGATGCCACGAGCCGCTGCTTTAAGAAACCTGATCATATAACCATCACCGGATTGCTGAGGAAATCGTCTAGGCCATTACCTTCGGCCTCTGGATGGCGGCTCATAAGATCAAACGCGTTGAACGCTGCTGTGAGCGGATCAATCTTCATGTAGCCGGATGCTTGTTTGGTCACATAGTCGGCATTGCCGCGTTTTTCAGTTTTAGCATTGGAAACACACCACGCCATCATTCGCGAGCCGCCATGAGCAAGAGACTTATCTGCGAGCTTTCGCGCCATACCTTTGGTAACTCCAGAAAGCTTATAGCCTTGAGGCACACCAACGAGCTGCTCTGGCTTGACCTCACGCTCAATCAACTCATCTACGATTGCAGCAACCCCGACCGGATCCAGCCCGATTGCATTCTCTTTCGGGAATAGACCACGATCCAGAACTTGCTCAATGAAGTCGGCGACAATCGGAATATCGTCTGCAAATTCAGTACAGATGAACAGGTCGCCATCTTTCTCGAAATCCTGAAGAGCTGTCGCGATCTGCTTGCGCTTTTCCAGCACGCTCTTGTGGCAGCACCCACAAGCCCAAAGCAGCCATCTGCTTTTCTCGCTCTCTTTTTCGCGCCCAATAAAGCAAAGCCCGAGAAGGTCATCCAGTCCACCACCATCAACACCAGCAGTCACAACTTCACATCGATCCAGAAACTCTTCAAAATCACGGATGACAGTGAATTCAGCAGCCTGCCAATGATCAGTCCCAGCCCACCGATCCCGTCGCAGGTTCATGCCAATCGGAACGTTCAGATGTTTGGCAAGAAAGCTTTGTTTGTCCTCTTCACCAGTGCCATCCATGGCTTCACGAAGTTTGGATTCCAGCCAGCTCTTACGAACGGAACGCCCGAGATTGGGATTGGTGATGTA